TCACTGCTGGCCACCCCGACCGAGTTCGACGCCGACTTTATCGCGGCCCTGGCCACCTGGCAGGCGCCGAAGCGCTCGCTGATCCAGCAGGCCCAGGATGCCGCCGGCGGCGCCGCACCGGCCCCCGCCCTGCCCGCCCCGAAATCCGAGAAGAAGGATGACAAGCCGGCGCGCAAGGCCCGCGGCAGCAAGGCCAGCGAAGGCGAGCAGAAGGCGGATGCGGCCCAGGCCCCCGGCACGCAGCCGGACAGCGGCGAGCAGATGCCGGCTGACGCCAGCGAGACGAGCGCCGGCGCCAGCACGGACGCCGCCCAGGACCAAGGCACCCAGCAGGCCGGCGACGAAGCTGCAGGTGATGCAGGTGCAGCTGGCGAAGCGCAGGAGGTCGTCGAAGCCGCAGGTGACGCGGTGACCGCCGGCCAGGTCGCGTCCGAGCCGGCTGGCGAGGAGCTGGCCGACAAGTTCACCCTCGATCTGTTCTAACCGGAGCCAGCATGGACATCCAGAACCTTACCCGTGAATTCCGTTACAACGGCGTCGTGCTGGCGGATCCGGCGCCGGCGCTCAGCCTGCCCCAGGTGCGAGACTTCTACGCCAACGTCTATCCGGAGATCACCAGCGCCGACATTGAAGGCCCCGAGCAGCTGGGCGCCAAGGTGATCTACACGTTCCGCCGCGCCGTCGGTACCAAGGGCGCTGGCCTGACGCGCGAGGTCGCGCTGCAGCGCCTGCGCGCTGGCGGACGGCTGGTGCCGGAGCTGCGCCCGGCACATGCCATCACTGCCGAGCAGGGCCGCACGCCCCTGGGCCAAGAGCTGAAGCGCCTCATCGACCAGCACCGCCGCGCCACCGGCCCGCGCTGCCTCGCGCCGTCCGTGAACCACTCGGTGCTGCCGTGACCGCCATGCTGCCCGCTTCCGTCCTGGCCCTGCCGCAGCTCGCGCCGGAGATCCCGCTGCGCTACACCGTGGCCGGCGTCGACGCCCTTGCGGTGCCGCTGACGATCGCCCTTCTCGAAGCCGGCGTGATCAGCGACGCAATGCTGCGCACGCCGCGCAACGCGCTGCTGGTCGACGTCTTCGGCGAACAGGAGAAGCAGCTGTCGGAGCGTGCGCTGGCGCACTGGTGGACGCGCCTGATCCGGGCCCAGCCGTGCAAATTCTTCCGCTGGAGCCTGCACGTGCAACAGTTGGAAGACACGAACTACGATACAGCGACTACGGCCTGGTTCTGCTTCACCCGCATCGACGGCGATATCCCGCGCTTCGCCCTCGCGCCCGGCATCGAGCGGCTGGAACTGCTGCGGGAAGGCTTCGGCCAGACCGTGCTCGCCGTGCTGCGCGACGCCACGATGCTGCTGCCCGAGTCGTTCAACCCGTGGTTTGCGCTCGACTGGGCCGACCAGGCCTACTGGCAGGACACGCAAGACGACGTCGAGCTGCTCGAACTGCGGCGCGAGGGCGGCCAGTACGCGACTGTGCAAGATCTGCTGGAGAGCGAGCATGTAATCACGCGGGCCATGTTCTACGCCGAGATGCCCGAATGGGTATGCGCGCCTCGGCGCGTGCTATCCCGGGCCGACGTCGAGGATGCCGGCACCAACGACTTCGCGCGCCGCGCGATCAAGCTGTGCGACGAGATGCACGCCCTGGTCAACCGCCCGGGCTTCGTGCTGCATCCGGCCGACAAGGGCGTGCATCGCTGCAACAATTACAACATCGACGGCTGCATGGTCCTGCTCTGGAAGCAATACGACGTGATTGGCCAGACGATCGACGACTACCTGGAAGATATCGGCAACTGCGGAGAGTACTGCGACTTCATCGACGCCAACCCGGTGCCGATGACCGCCGACGGCGTCCGCGAATTCATGACGCTCACCGAGCAGACCATCGAGGTCGCGGTGCTGACCGAACAGCTGATCCTGCTGCTGGGAGAGAAATTTTGAGCCTTCACCAAGTGAAAATCCTCGGCGCCGGCGAAACGGTGCTGAACCTGGTCGGCGCCGTGCTGATGTACCAGTCGGACCGCGGCGACGTGTACGCCACGTCGAACCCCGCCGTGCCGGACGCCCAGCACCCGCACCGCAAGGTCATCGGCGCCGGCGTGCCGCTGACGAAGGGCGGCCTGGCCAAGTTTGCGAACGCGGTCGGCGCCGCGACGGCGTTCTCGGGATTCCTGCCTGAGAACCTGCTGTTCAGCTCCCCGAACCTCATCGCCTGGTGGACGCCGGCGCAGGTGCGCATGACCTGGTTCAAGCCGGCCGGCACCGGCAAGATCGATGGCCACGGCCTGGCCGCGCACCCGGCCCTGGTGTTCGTCGCGACGCCGAACGACTGGTTCGTGTTCGCTCTGCGTGACAACACCCGGCCGGCGCCGGCAACGCGGCTGCACCACTCGCCCCACTTCAACGTGTGGGACGGCGGCCGCATCTGCACCGGCAACGTCGAACTGCCGCCGACCTTCGGCGCTGAAGTTATCCACAGCTATGAGCGCGCATTCTTCCGCAGCCACTTCACCCACCCGAACCGCGGCAACGCGGTCAAGCACAAGGGCGGCATGGAGCAGCTCTGGCGCGATCAGCTGGCCAACCCCGATCCGGAGAGGATGCGCCGCGCGCTTGTCGACTCGAAAGAAACCCTGCGGGAGGCGATCGCCCGCATCGCCGAACGCACCACCATCTAATTAGAAGAGGTAGACATGAATAACCACGAAATCACCACCAAGTTCGACGAGCTGCTCCAGATCACCCGCGCCTCGTTCGAAACCTTTCTGACCACCACCGACGCCGTGCTGCGCGAACAGCGCCCGCTGCCCCTGGCCGTGGACGAGGAGAACGCGGCGCCCGAGCAGCTGCAGATGGACATGGCCCTGCTGGCGGCCGCGCCGGTCGCCGCCGTGCCGCGCCACGCTCCGTTCCACCCGTTGCAGGAGAACGGCCACCGCTTCCTGCTGGCCGAGGACGGGCTGTACCTGGAAGTGCGCCGGCCCTGGCTGCACTATATCCACCAGCTGGCGAAGCAGACGGCAGTCGCGATGCCGTACGGCGCCATCAAGGGCAAGTGCGAACTGGACTTCGGCTCGATCGGCAGCGCGCTGGCGCAGATGAAGGAATTCGCGGTCAAGGCCAAGGCGGACGCGCCGATCGAGGCCGCGGCCGCCCTGCTCTGGGACCACAGGAAGAAGGCGTGGCGAACCGAGTACCCGGACATCATCGGTGAGGCGAGCGCCAGCAGAATCCAGTACCACCAGGTTGAGCCCGGGCCCGACGAGAGCGTGGCGATCGACCTGCACAGCCACGGGCACCTCGGCGCCTTCTTCAGCACGACCGACGACGAGGACGACCGCGGCTCGGTCAAGATCTCGGCCGTCTTCGGGAACCTGGACACGGACAAGCCGACGGTGGCGTTCCGGCTGTGCGTGCTCGGCCTGTACATCCCGATCAACGTGCCAGCCGAGAAAATCTTCGGGTGACCCCATGCCACACATCACGCCATCAACCATGCTGAGCCACCCGGTGCGCATCGCCCTGATCGGCTGCGGCGGCAACGGATCGCAGATGCTGACCGGCCTGGCCCGGCTCAACCACGCCATTACGGCGCTGGGCCACCCGGGCCTGCACGTGAAAGCGTACGACCCGGACACCGTCAGCGAGGCCAACATGGGCCGCCAGCTGTTCGGCGCCTTCGACGTCGGCGCGAGCAAGGCGCACGTCCTGGTCAACCGAATCAATGCCTTCTTCGGGCTGGGCTGGGAAGCGGTGCACAGCCGCTTCGACGACAACGGCCACCTCCAGTTCGGTATGGCGATCGCCTGCGTCGACAGCGCGCGGGCCCGCCACGAGATCCACCACAAGCTGCGGCGCAGCGGCGTGCACTACCTGATGGACCTCGGGAACCGCGCGGCCGACGGCCAGGTGCTGCTCGGCGAGTTATTCACAGGGCGCGCCGGCCTGCAGGCGCCGGCGGACAGCGTGCTGCTGCCGAGCCCCTACGACGTGCTGCCGGAGCTGGTCGACCTGCAGGCCAAGGAAGACGACACGCCCAGCTGCGGCCTGGCCGAGGCGCTCGAGCGCCAGGAGCTGTTCGTGAACCAGTCGATTGTGACGCCGGCCCTTTCGATCCTGTGGGAGTTCTTCCGCCACGGGAAGCTGACCTGGCATGGCGCGTTCGTGAACCTGCGCACCGGCAGCATGCGGCCGATGAACGTGCGCGAGCCGGCCGCCCCTATTCAGTAAGCGACAGGAGGAACGAACGATGACACATGCCCAAATCCAACCGGCTACCTTACAGGCCTTCCACTTGACCCGCGACTCGGACCGAGACGCCCTCGCCGAATACGAACGCGAGCGCTCCGTGCGCATCACCGCTGGCCAGCAGCTCTATGCGCAGATCAAACGGAGCAGCAAATACTACGGCCAGACCGACGCCGGCGCAATCTTCCCGGTCCATATCCTCATCGGCGCCGGTGACTACGTGGTGCAGGGTTGGCCGGGCGGGCAGTACCGGCTGTGCGACGTGCATATTCTGGTGGCCGACGAACACGGCAAGACCATGCGCATCAGCGGAACCCCGCAGAGTCGCTGATCATGCGCCCACTATCGCCCCAAGGCCGCAGGTTGCGCACCGGCAGCATTTGGCCGCTGAACGCGTGCGAGCCGGCGCCGGAGGCCGCATGACGACCTTCGAACAGGCGCGCGTCATGTACGCCAGCGACGAGCAGATGGCGCGCGAGCTGTACATCCAGCTACGCGTTGCCAGCGACATGATCGTGCTCGAGCAGTCGCTGCGCCGGCGCGCCGAGGCCAAATTGCAGGCCCAATACCGATTAATGAGAAAGCCGAAAGAGGAAAAGAACGCATGAGAGTCGTTATCAACGCGATGCCGTCAGCAAACACCGATAAGCCGTGCACCTGCCCGAGTGGCGATGGCTCGCTGCGCTGGCCCTGCCCGAAGCATCCGCCCATGGCAGCCGGCAGCATACCCGCGTCAACGATTAAGACCTGGCGCGAGCGGATCGGCGTCGACGAGACATTCCCGCTGCACGCGCCCACCGATGTGGAACGGGCAATGGTGGCTCAAATCCAAGAGCTGGAAGTTGCCGTCGCACAGCAGGCCGGCGCTACGCCGGTCGCTGGCTTCGCCGCTTGGCTAGCCCAGCACCCCGACCTTTCCGGTTTTTCCATCGGCGCCAGAGGGCAGGAGGTATGGGTGGCGGCCCAGCAAGCGGCAGCGCATGCTGAGAAGTTCTGTGATGCGAATTGCGTCTGGACGAACCATCACCCTGACTGCCAGGTCGGCGCGGCACATGCACAGCAAGTCGCCGCAGCACCGAGCGACCTCACGACGGTGGATTGCCCGGCCTGCGATGGCATGTCGCCATGCGACGAGTGCAGCGGCCAGGGCAAGATCATTGTGTCGCGCGCCGACCTCGCTGCGCTGCATGTCGCCCTGGTCGACAGCGAAGGTGGCCACCATGACTGAACGCGGCATCCTGTTCAGCGCACCGATGGTGCGCGCGCTGCTCGACGGCAGCAAGACGCAGACGCGGCGAATTGTGAAGCAGAACGGCCAGAGCGGCAACGCTGTCTATACCCATCCAATTTGGGAGGTGCGGCCGACCGCCGAACCGCGCTTCGCTCGGCATTCGCACGACTTTTGGCGGCCCGGCGCCGAGCGAGCATATAGCGCGCTGCCGCCGTGCCCCTACGGCCAGCCCGGCGACCGCCTGTGGGTGCGCGAGACGTGGGCGGACCTGGAGCAGCTCAGCGAGGGCAACTTCCAACGCCAGGCGATCTATCGGGCCGACGACATCGAGCGCTATGGCGACGAAGACGAATTTGTCGACGTGACGGCGCCCGATATGCGCTGGCGCCCGAGCATCCACATGCCGCGCTGGGCCAGCCGCATCCTGCTGGAGATCGTAGCGGTGCGCGTCGAGCGGTTGCAGGACATCAGCCGGGAGGATGCCATCGCCGAGGGTATCGAGCGCGTCGAGAACAACTACGGCAATGGCCCGGCCTACTGCGATTACGGAATGGCGAATATGGACGACACCGCCGAATGGTTCAACAGCCCGATCCACAGCTACCAGTCGCTGTGGGAAGCCATCAACGGCGCCGGCAACTGGGACGCCAACCCCTGGGCGTGGGTGGTCGAATTTAGGAGGATCGAACGATGATGGAACGAGGACAAGACCGCCGCCAGGGACAGAAGCAGTTCTACGACGCGATCAGCGACCGCCGGCGCCCGATCGACCGGCGGGGGAGGGCCGTCCCCGCTATGCCGGGTTCGGTGCGCCCGGGCTTCGGTGAGGCGCCGCCGCCCAGGGAGCGCCGCAGGGTGCCGGAATCGGGGATGGAATAGGAGGACGAAGAGATGAATGCAGCAAACGCATACCTGAGTGCCAATGAATTGGCAGCGCTGGTCAACTGCAAGCCGAACCAGCGCTGCAGAATGACCGCGTGGCTGACAAAGAACCGATGGCGATTCGAGGTCGGCGCCGGCGGCCTTCCGCGCGTGGCGCGGGCCTATCATGACAAGAAAATGGGAATTTCCGAAGAGACGACGCGATCGCGATATGCCGAAACACCAAACCTCAGCGCCTTCCAGTAAGGAGCGCACCGGGATCGACCGCCTGTATAAAAGAATCGGGAAGCGCAAGGTCTCCTGGTATTACCAGCATCCGGACAATACTAGCGAGACTTTGGCCAGCGCGCCGCTCGGCGACCGGAAGGCGATCGCCGACGCCGAGCGTAGCGCGAAGCGCAAGGCACTGGACATCCAGCAGGGCGTGGTCGTGGCCGGCTCTGTGGCCGAGATGATCGAACGCTTCCGCGACGAGGTGGCGCCCACCCACTACCGGGACCAGTCGAAGGACGGCCTGGCCGTGCGCACCGGCACCTACGCCAACCTGACGAAGTTCTTCGGCGCCATGCGACCGATGGCCCTCAAGACGCTGCACGGGTACCAGTACCTCGACGCGCGCGCGAAGGCCGGTGCGCCGGCGAAGGCCAACAAGGAGCTGTCGCTAATGTCGACCATCTGCCATTACGCCGTGCGCTGGGGGCTGATGGAGGCGAACCCATTCACGGACATGATGCAGAACAGGACCGAGAAGAAGGTGCGGACGATCTACCGCAGTCAGGTGGTCCGCTTCTACCTGTGGTCCCGCCGGCAGACGTCCGGCTACCAGGTCATGGGGTGCGCCGGCATGTTCACCTACCTCACGGGATTCCGGGCGGCGGAGGTGCGGCCCTTCCACGTTGCCGGACTGGCGAAGGAAGGCGTGCGCGTGATCAGCGCGAAACGGAAGATGGGCGAGGACGAGGTGACGAAGCTGCGCGAGTGGTCGCCGCGGCTGCGCACCGTGGTGGCCAGGGCCAAGCAGGCGCACACGGCAAGCCGGATGTTCCTGTTCGCGAACGCGAAGGGGACGCCCTATACAAAGAGCGGATGGGGGTCGTTGTGGGCGGATGCAATGTTCGACTGGATCGCCTCGTTCGATGGCGAGGTGGCGGCCGCGCTGGTGGCGAAGCGGGAATGGGAGGCCCGGTACCGGGCGGCCAGGAAATCCAAGACGACGATCGAGCCGTACGAGGGATATAAGATCACCGAGCATCCAGAGTACTTCGCGCTGTCCGACGTCCGGCCTGCCGCGATCACGACGAAGCTCCGAAACCGGAGCGAGGACGCCTACGACTTCGCGGCACACGCGAACCCGGCGACCACGCACCGGCACTACGACCGGCGCATGGAGCGGCGCGCGAAGGCGACCGAATGAGCCGTGCTATCCTGTTCTCCACGGTCCGGAAATTTTCCAACGGATGCCTTGAAACCCGCATGGATACTGACGGTTTTTCGGATTGTCGTTGGAAAGTAGAAAATGTAAGGTATTGAAGAGTAAGGGAAAATTTGCGTTTGACGGCTGGATTGTGATTCCTGTTGTCGTGGGTTCGAGTCCCATCAGCCACCCCAAGAATTCATTTAGATTCAATGTGTTATGCGAATCTAGATTTTTCGGATAGTGAAATTTCCAACAGATTTTTGGATTTTCCAACGGACCGAAACGAAAAGCCACCTGAGCAAGGTGGCTTTTTGCTGTGCGCCTCCACCTCTTCAAGGCTGTGGCAGCACCTTCACTGACCACTCCTGAACATACTCCGCGCCGTCCGACGCACGCTCGACCCCGCGAAAAAGCATCTTGTCGCCGTGCATGGTGATCAGCTGCGCATGCTCGAGCGGCGGGATGACGGGCTTCATCTGCTGGTCGTCCAGCTTCGATAAATTTGCTTGGGGAGCGATTCCGCAGATGGCGAGCGTGAGGTCGCCGCGTACGCCCGAGCTGGCCGAGATATCGCGGTCATGCAAGCGGCGGCCGCGCTCCCGCAACCTTTTGACAATACTGTACATTTACCCAGTATAGCAGCCTGGGTTGCGCCTGCTCCTCGACGCCGTTGAGCCCCGCCAAGTTGCTGTAAACCCAACTCTGCGACTATTCCTCTGTCACTACCGCGGAGGTTTCATGCAGAGATTGCTCGCCGTATTTCTAGCCCTGCCACTAGCCGCACTCGCGGCGCCGTACCCCTACACCGTGAGCGGCGACCGGTTCGTTCAGATGATGAGCTCGCCCAATCCAACGGGCTACGAATACCTGCAGCGGGAGAAGGCCTACAGCTATCTCGACGGGGTACGCGACAGCGCCGAGGGTAGCGTGTGGTGTGATGTCGACCAGCTGAAAACCCCGGACCTGGCGTACGAGATGGCCGGCGACATCGCCAAGCTCCCGGCGGCCGAGCGGAAGAAAAACGCGTCGATCCTGCTGCTCCAGCAACTGAAGCTCCGGTATCCGTGCCGGGCCGGAGGCAAAGCGTGAAGCCCTACTTCGACATGTTGTGGCGCAACTATCCACGTTCGGAGGAGCGCAAGCCGCTGTTCGAACAGCTGGGGTGGAGTGACATCACGGACAATCCCGCCTACAAAGACACATGCGCCATCCGGATGAGTGTTGCGCTGACCCGAGCTGGCGTGCCCCTCCCAGGCGCGAGCATGCGCGCAAAGACCGCCTCGCTGAAGGACAATAGGATCGAGCCGCGCCAGCGCAAGCTTTCGAACATCCTCAAGCAGTTGTGGGGCGAGCCCGAGGTCTACGACAGCGAGAGCACTGCCCGCGAAGGGATCGGCACTCGCAAGGGCGTGGTTTCATTCTTCCGCATTGCCGGCGGCGCCGGTGGGCATATCGACCTGGTGCACCCGGGGCCGTACGGGTTCGCGGAGTGCGCGCGGAGCTGCTTCTTCGCCAGCTGGGAAATTTGGTTCTGGCCCCTGGACTGATGCCATGCGGCCGAGAACCGACATCATCACGGCAAGCCGCGTCGACCTGGCCCTGATCCTGCTGCCGGTCGTCACCCGGCTGGAGGTGTCCTACATGCTCGCGGTCAGCGGTGTGCCGGAGGAGGTGGCGGTGCGGGTGTTGGCCCTGCCACTGGAACGGCGGGCGCCAACTAGCCAAATTGGTCAAGTTGATGAGTTGGCGCCACCGGCGGCACGATGATGAGCTCGCCGTCGACCACGCGCATGAGCAGCTCGGCAGGCCGGCCCGCCTCGATGACGTGGAAGTCTGTTATTTCGAGTTCACGGCGCGGCAGGCTTCGGAGCGGTCGATGACACGCTGGTATCGCCGCACGAGTCCCGCAATTGCTGCTCCGTAGCCGAGAACGTCAGCAGCAGCTTCCGGCACAAGTTCCGGTCCTGGTCCGTCAGCAGTAGCTCCGGCGGCAGCGGGTCGATCGCCGGCCTCGGCGGCGCCTGGTACTGGGCTGGCTGCTGGGCAGCGCAGGCTGTCAACGCCAGCGCGCACACGGCGCTGAGCAGCTTCGGCGTTCGATGCATATTCCTGTTCCTTTCGTAGGGCGGTGGTGTCTTGCTCAAGCAGGCGGGCGCGAAGGCCCGATTCGATTGCGAGGGCTGCGGTGGCGGCGCTGTCGTGCGCTTCGTTACCGGCGTCGACGGCGGCATCATAGCCAGCCTGGTACCGCGCGGCGCCGTAGTGGCGCAACTCGAGCACGCCGGCAACTAGTGCCGCGGCGGCCAGGACACAGCCGAGCAGCAGGCGGTCCAGCGCGCTCACGCCGGCACCCGCTGAACGTCGTACTGCGCCATCTTCCGGCGCTGCATCACCGCGATCAGCTTGTCGGCGTACCTCGGGTCCGTGGCGTAGCCCGCCTTCGCCACGGCGCGCGCCCAACCTTCGCCCGTGGTCTCGCGGAAGCACGCGGCATAACGCGAGTTCTTCTGCAGGAACTGGGCGTGATCAACCATGCTGGCCAGCCAGCTGTCGTAGGCCCGGAACCGATCGACCAGCTTCACGTCTTTGCCGCCCATGTGCTCAGTGGTGCGGAAGTCGACGGTTGGGCCCTTCCAGCTGCGGTCAGCCTTGATCCCGAAGAGGTTGTTGCCGGCAGCTTCCGTGCCCCAGCTGGATTCGAGCGCGGCCTGGGCCAGGGTGAAGCTGGCCGGGATGCCGGTGGCGCGCTGGCAGGCCTGCGCCGGCGCCAGCAGCATAGCGATGAACGAGGTCGGCGGCATCAGATGACCTCCTTCACGTCCTTGATAATCTCGGTGATGTCGGCGTCCTTCCTCTTCTCGATATAGGCGAAGAGGCTGCGCACGATAAGCCAGGCCGGCAGGCCGCACGCGAAGCAGATGCCGAGAATGCCCATCAGGCCGAACGGCTCATTGATCCAGTGCTGTATGCCCAGGTACATGACCAGAGCCGGCCCGCCGCTGAAGGAGCCGATCAGAGTGGTGATAAGGGCGACGTGCCATTCCTGATCTGTCTTGGGTTTGGTCATTGTCATGACTACGTAGGCGGCAAGACCGGCACCGAGACCGGTCATGCCGGCCAAGCCGCCCAAGGCTTTCCAGCCAAATACGCCGGCGGCGGTGCCGGAAATGGGTTCGCTCATTTGTTGTACTTTCATGGTGATGGTCAAAAGTTGAGAGGCAGGAGCTTCAGTATTCCCAGGCGATGCGGTCGAGACTGATGTAGTCGTTTGCCGCCGGCGCTGTTCCATTATTGATTTCCACCCCGGCGCTGCTGGAGTTAATGTTGACCAACGCATCGGAGATCGCCCCGTTGTTGTAATGTGCAACAAGGCGTTGGTTTTCCAACGGGCGCAGGTAGGTAGGCATGGTGATCAGCGAAGCCGTCGCGCCTGCTGACGCCTTGATTAATCCCTTCACCTCGACGCTGTAATTTTTAAGCATTACATCAAAGGTGGAATTTCCGGCACCGAAATTGGACCAGTTGGCCGCCAGTGCCGGCGGCGTTCTTGCCCATTTCGTGGTGACGCCCGAGATGGTTTCGCTGCCCACGTAGATGCGCGCGGTGTCGTCGATGTAATAGGCAGATCCGCAGGTCGTGAACTTGACAGTACCGATACGCACGCGGCCGCTACCGATTGCCATGACGGCATGGTTGGCAATTTGCGTTGCCCGCAGGCTGTCGATCTCCAATGTGTCGATTCCCTCCCAGTACACCGCCTGGTTCGCATTGTTGGCGATGACCTGGCCAATCTGGATGCGTTCGAAGGTCGCGTGCTGCCCGATCACGGCATAGTCCATGGTGCCGGTGAAGCCGTCGCAAATCAGCTGACCGATCTGGATGTCAGCGCCCACCTGTCCCACCGCACCGTCGAAGTTCACTCCACGCGTCGCACCAAACGCCTTGGCGGTTCCGATCTGGATCTGGCCCAGCGCGTTCGTGGCCGGGTTGATCAGGATGCCGAACGAGGGGATTGGCGGCGCGGACCACGGCGTGACGCCTGGTGGGTATCGGTTGGCCTCCACGTTGGCGAGCTGGATCTTTTCGCACGATGCAATGGTGTCCGACTTGAACAGCACGCCCTGGCTCGACGCGGAATATCCCATCACCGAGCCGCCGATGATGTTTTTGGACTTAAAGACGACGGGGTGCATGCTGTACATGCCCACCACGTTATCCACGAAGCCGCCGTCGACGCCCTCGATCAGGATGGAATGGCCGACCGTATTGCTGTCCCGGCACAGGCCGATTACGTTGCGGGCATAAAAGCCGCGGCGCACACCGATCGGAGTGGGCGGCTGGGCGAACGTGAAGGCATCCCAGGTGCCACCCAGCGGGTGGTTCGCAGTGTGCGTGTCCAGCCCGCCGTAGTAGGTGTCCACCACGTACTTGCCGCAATCGAAGCCGATGTTCTCAATGGAGAAGTTGTGGGCGAAGACGTTGAAGCGCCCCTGAATGACGGAGCCTCCTTCCAGGCGATCGGCATTTGCTGACAGTACCGGCATCTTGGCGCCGACAATGCGCACATTGTCCTTCGAGATGCGCCCGGCGTCATAGTTGGTGCCCACCGGTGGGTAGCTTCGAATCGACACCACGACCACGCCACCGCTAGCCGGCAGCGCATTGATCGCGTTCAGGATAGGGTTGCTGGTGCCCAGGAACTGGTCGGCGTGCACGGCCGCAGTGCCGCCGCGTAGGATCGACAGCCACAGTTCGATGCTCAAGCCGTCAGCGGCGCCCACCATTGAGGCGCCTGCTGGCCCAGCAACATTGGCCGCATAGGCCGAGAGTTGAGATTCCAGCGTATTGACGTCTTCGGCAGTCAGTGCGATCGCGATTTGGGCAAATGGACTGGCCAGGGAAACCGGACTCCCACCATTGCTCGACACCTGCACCGTCGTGCGCGCTATCGTGTTGACGCCGACATAGGTACCGATCCCGGCCTCGAACTCCCCGGTAGGGTTGCCAAGCAGGTCAAACCCGCGCAACGAATAGGCGAACGTGTCGCCCAGGCTGCACACTGCCGAAAACGGGCGACTTCCGATAGTTGCCCCGGCTGTGGTGATGTTCCCGGTACCGCGAGTCAGGGTTGTTTCTTTGATGAGGTCTGCGCGAATGTAGGCCATGTCGTAGTCAAAAAAAATCCGCCGTCGAGGCGGATTCAGGTGGAACGGGGTGTCTTCAGCCGATCGTGGCCCGCAAGGCGGCAATCTGGTCGTCCAGCGCCTTGAGCCAACCGTCGTCGGTGCCAAGCGCAGCTTCGCGCAGGCGACGCGGAGTGACAGTCCGCTCCAGGTCAGTGATCTGTGCGAGGGCCTGTTGATACGCACTGGCAGCGGCCGGCGGGGCCGCTGTCATGGCGCCGTCGACCACTTCGATGGTGTATCCGACCGGCCTCGCCATTGCAGCGGCGTATTCCTCATCCGTCACATTGATCAGGTCGGACGGAAGATTGGCGTAGTTGATATCGTCCGGGTAGAAGCAGCCAGTAATTTCCGAGTAGCGCATGCTAGGCCCCCAGTGCAAAAAAATTGACCGTCGAGGAAACAGGCGAGCCGCCCGCCGTGGTTTTGACCAGCAGGGTCGTCTTGATAGCCGCGCCCCCCGCGTTGTAGAAGTTGGCAATGACAGTGCCAGCTCCGTTTGATGCTGCTCCGACCACACCATAGAGGTTCAGGGGAAACGCGATCGGGAACGAGGCCGTCGCATTTCCAGAGGCATCAGTGACAACAGTGCCCCATTGCAGGATTAGCCCACCAGGGAACTTGCGATAGCCGTTGGACGCCAACGTCTGCCCCGGCGTCATCATTGCGGTGATCGCACTGAGTACCTGCGTATAGGCCGTTTTGGATGGCACCAGGCCGCCCGCCACTACGATGGCGCGCAACTCCTCCTGAATCATATTGAACCAGCTGGCGCGCTCGAGCGTAGCCTGAACGCCGGTGGCAGGGTCGCCTTCGGTCCAATATCCTTCGGCGCCGGCAGCCTCGGGCTCCGGCAAGGTGCTGGAGGCCGATGGATCATCAATACGGTACATGGTTGTCCTTTATTCAAAATTGAAAAGCAGAGTCGTATGGGCTGGGGCGATCGCCTGCAATTCGCAGCGCAGCACCTCATTTCCCCACGCCGCCAACGGCTCGCCCACCGTTGATTGCCCGACCCGAGAGCGCGTCACGGTATTGTTCGGCGCGTGCACGGTCCATGCCGTGGCCCAGGCCTCCCCATACAACCGCTGGCCAACCCGGCTTTGCCCGACCCGGGCCGGAACGTATTGCGTGATGGTGATGAGGTACCCGAGGCTGTGCGCGAAATCGACAATGTAGGCGACCGACTGGCCACCGATGCCGCAAAAACGGGCCATCACCTGCGCCCTCCGCTGCTGGACCGTGGGCGATTCTCCGGCGCACGGATCGGGCAGGCCGAGCGTGGATTCCCATTCGGGCAGCATCTGGAACGTCGTGGTGGGGAAGGCTTCGGCGATAAGGTCGTTGGCCCGCGCATTCGAACGCGCATATACCTGCGTCAGTCCGGAGGCAACCGCTGTGAGGGTTGCGTCGGCGTCCCTCGGCCACACCCGGCCACGCGGCAGCAGTGCCTGGAAGGCAGCAAGATAATCGTCTGCGGTGTAGACATAGGCCGGCTGGGTGCTGTAGCGCACCACCTTGCCCGGCACCGCGTACTGGATGGCGGCAATTTCATGAGCGGCGATCTGGTCGCTGGCGTACATGATGATCCTTACGCGGTGAACGTGATCGTGCCGACGGTCGGCAACCGCCCGGGTCCGTTGGCAATGTCGGCGGCTGGCGATACGATCACGAAATCGCCAGCACCAGATACGGCTGCGATTGCAGACCAGACCTTCGCCAACGGAATCGTTCCCCCGGGCGCTCCGTCATCTTGGAACACGCCGTTGATCGCGTCCGGAATCGCGCTCTGTACGGAAGCCGGGATACCCTGGATCGTGAACGGAACCGGATTGGCGATGGGCGATACGGCGTAGACCAGTGCGGTCGCAGGCTGCAGCGGCAGGATGTAGTCGGCTACCAATAGCTGGTCGCCGGCCGCTGCCGCGCCGCGCGTCTCCTCGGCAGCCACGCCATTGACGCCTTGCGGGAATCCGCCCTGGTCAGCGCGCACGCTATCGAGCATGACGTAGACGACGACGGTGCCGGCACCGAAGCCGTTGGCCGCGGCCCATGCGCGGGTCACCCCAGGTACCTGCAGCGCCCAGCGCACATAGTCGGACGCCGCTCCGCCTTGCGGCTGGTTCTGGTAGGCCGACAGCATCCTCGTTCTCAGCGAGTCGTCGGTTTCCAGATCGGCACCACCGAAAAAGGCCACCGAGACGGTGCCGCTCGACTGCACCCCGGCGATGGCCTGGGCCAGCGTCATTGTTGTGCCGGCCGCGCAGTTGCCGAATGCGCCGGTGGCTCCGCTCGGGTCAGCGTCCGCCGTCGCCGTGACTGTAGCCGTGCCGCCGATGCCCACCACGCTGGCTACCGTCACCGTGCAGGTCTTGCCGTCGCCGCGTACCATCGACGTGCCAACGGGGATCGTCGCGCCTGCAGCGCCATTGAAGGTGACCTGGCCGGCGGCCGAGGTGGCGGGAATACGGGTGATGCCGATCAGGCCCGCCCAGCCCTCGAGGAATTCGTCGGTGGCCGTGAACGGGACCGCCTGGCGCGCGATCCAGTCGAGGTAGCCGTAGTGCAGGTTGGCCAGCCCGGCCTGCGCGGTGCCCATCGTATTCAAGTTGGAAAAGCGCAGCAGCGGGTCGGTACCGGGCAGCGCAGACGCGATGTCCTGCGCGACCTGCTGCCTCAGCTCGGTCAAGGTGGGGCGAATGAATGGCATGTTTGAAATTCTTAAAAAGTAAGGACCAGGCCTTGCGCGGCGGTGCCGGTCGAGCCCCACACGGACTTCGAGTTGAGCGCTATGATGCCGCCGCCGGCCTCGTAGGCGACGACGCGGGCGCCGAGCATTCCGGACCGCGTCCATTCGGTCACAATGTCGAACCGGGCGACCACGCCATCGTCGATCAGCCATTGCAGCGCCTCGTCGATGTAGTCCTGCGCTCGGGATAGCGTTTCGGTCGTCTGCTTGGCCCGGCCGAGCAGCCATATCCGGGATCCAATTGGGTGGGCGGCATCGTCGCCCCACCATCCGCGCGGGTCGCTCGAGCCATCCGGGATCACGTCGTCCGACGCCGCGATGCGGTCGGTGAATAGGCTGATCAGGATCGCCGTCACCAGGTCATCACCGCTCGCCAACTGCGAGCCACGCACCGCCCAGTCGCCACGCCCAACCTCGGGCGACCATACAATCGAAATATCGCTCATTGGTCCTGGTCCGTGGTTTTCGATGTGACGGTTGCACTTCCCGTTGCGACGCCGGACACCTGGTGGTGGTGGGCATTGAAGATGGATCGCATCTGCGCGACGTTATGCGTGTTCGATTCGACGTTGTCGATGATGTCCCCCGTTACTTCCAGCAACGGCGTCACCATGCGCACCTTGCCGCTGGCATTGATGATCACATTGGTGGCGTTGTTCACCGTCACGTCCTGTCCCTTCGCTTCCACGACCACGCCGCCGTCGGCGGTGAGATAGATGGATTTCCCGTCCTGGCAGTACAGCATCGTCTCGCCGGCCGCCAAGCCTTTCGGGCGCGACGCCTGGTGTCCGGTGGCGACGATGGCGCCATTCGAGCGGTCGCCGCCCAGGAACAGCACGACGGCGTCCGAGCCGACAGGCGGCATCGACGTCAGCCCGAATTCGGCCAGGCGCGGGATGTCGTCCTTGATCTCGTCCGGACCGAGCCGCACCTGGTGCATCTGCACGCTGCCGCCGTCGTTGCCGGTCGTGATGCGCCCTCGCCCGATCGCATGCAGGAGGCGCTGGTGCAGCCGTTGGATAGCGTCGATCATTTCGGCTCCGCGGGGTTGACGTCGGCGAAGCCGGGCAACAGCACAACCGGCTGAGGCAAGAACGATTCCTTCGGCATCAGCACCAGGTCGGCCGTCGTGCCAGAGTGCAGGTTGCGGCTGTAGGTGACTTCGCTGACCAGCCACTTTGCGTCGTCGACCTTCAGGGCCGGCAGCACTATCGGGACCAGGGTATTTGGCGTCCACAGCACACCCGCCGCATCGCGCCAGCTGTCGACCGTCACGCGCAGCGCCTGCGATCGACCCAGGCGGCGCGCAACCTCCCATTGCGTGCGCTTTTTCAGCACTGGAAATCCCAGGCTGTCGCCGGACTCCGCGATCACGACCAGGCGGCGGTGCCGCTTCACGCCATCATCGGGCTCGGTGTGCTGTAGATTGCCGATTCCACCTATATCCTTGAACGTGTCGAACGACTGGATATAGCCCTGGACCTCGGAATACCGCTGGTCCATTCCGTACTCGACGCGCGCCCGCTGCACGTTCCTGCCCTGCGCGATGCCGCTGGCCGCCTCGGCAGTGCCGACGCGCGTCAGGAACAGGTCGCCGGCCTCGTCCTCGTAGGCCAGCAGGGCCGCAAAGCGGCAAAGCCGCTCGATGATGGTGTAGGGCGTCTCGCCGAGGATCAGGTTCTGCACTGGGATCTTCGGCCCGAGGTCGGTCACGTCGGTGTAGACCGTGATCGGCCGGCTGACGCTGCCGTCTGCAAACACGCCGTAGGGGCGCGACAGCTTCTGGGCGATTTCTTCCACCGTCGACCCGCTGATCTGGCCGCCCGGCCACTCGGCCGAACAATCCACCAGGTCCGCGCACTTTCCGCGCCCAACGACGCGGATCGAATGCATGCCGGCGTCGATCATCGGGGCGAAGCGGTCCACATACCCGGTCAGCACCACGTCGCCGCCCAGTTTCACCACGCAGGCGGCGCCCGGCGTCACCGTGAAGACCTTCTCTTCACCCGGGTACAGTTCCGTCATTTCGATCTCAAAATCGGACGGTACGCGCTCGATGCCGCGCGTGACGCGCACGCCGGTCCAGCCGGACAAGGCGCGCCCGCCTACCTCCAGTGTCAAATCATCCATATGTATCAGCTCGAGAGCGCCTTGAAAGTCGTCGGCATGAATGCCGGGTGGATGCAGTTTGACTGTGTCACCAGCTCGTCGGCGCGTGCGCTGTCGCGATACAGGCGCTGCGCCAGCACCAACGCCGGCAAGGGCTGCGCGCTGCCGACGGCAACCGTCGTCGGCAGGCCGGCGCCGCGCTCGGCCAGGTCCTTCGACACCGCGGCGCGCAATGCCCGAAGTGCGTTGTACACCTCGTCCGCGCCCTGGTCGCCAGCTGTCGTGATCTCCGCGTCGATGCTTTCGCACACGTTCGCGCGCAGCGCGGCGGCGTCGTCAGCCGACGCCGGCTGGTATGCCGCGGATGCGCGCGCCATCGCCACCACAGCCGCGCGGCGGAACAGGCTGCTGGTTGCGACCTGCACCGCTTGCTGGGACGCGCCGATCGGCGAATTCGATACCGCGGCGCCCGGGACGCCCTGCGCCATCTCACGCAATATCCGCACCGCATCGGCCGGGTCTTTGGCTGAGGCAGAGGCTGCTTGCGCCAATGCCTGCGCCGACGACGCGAAGCTGTCCGTCGTGCTGCTGCTCAGACCGGCCGCCGAGGAGGACATGCCGGCGATCGCGGCCGACACCGCAGTGCGCACCGCCGATCCTTGCGCCACCAGGTCGGCGACGGTTGCCGTGCTGCTGGCGGTCGATGGCTTCGAACTCAGCCCACCAATGTTGCGGCCATTCGCGAACCGGCCGACCGCGCCACCGATGGTCGATACCATGTTGACCAGGTTGGTCGCGTCATTCGACAGCCGGCGCGCGGTCGCCGTCCATTTTGTGGTCGCATTGACCGCCTGCTGCACGACGGAGGCGCCCGCCTTCAGCGCGGCTGCCGCGCGGGTCTTGAAATCGGCCGAGGCCGCAACGTCAGCCTCCTGCGCCTTCGTGCTGACGATGGCGCCAGCGGCCGTACCCGTCGCCGGGAATTCGCGCTTGCCCGACTCGATGAACGAGAACGCGAGTTCGAACATGCGGCCCTTGTCCCAGCGCTCGGTGACGCGCAGCCGGCCCACCAGCGTCACGGTCAACTCGCCGTAGGTCGGGTGCACCAGCTTCGAGTCGCCGTCGTCCCGGCGCTCGCAGGCGGCGATCATCGCGTCCCGCTGTGCGATGCAGTCGTCGCCGACGAGGAAACCGTGCACGTCGAAGCGGCGCGCCGAACGGCCCAGGTCCTCGACCCAGACCGAATTGCGGAATGGGTACTCGTGGATGACATTTCGGCGCCCGAAGCTGGAGTCGCCGGTCAGCACGACGAATGGGACGCCGCGGAAGGATGCCTGCCTCATCCTGGCCGCGGCCGAGGCGCCCTCCCCCAGCAGCCGGCCCACATCGGCGCCAGCCTTCGATACCGTGCCAATACCGGTTTGAACCTGATTCGTGAGCGAAGTTACTCCGCCCAAAAAGCTGTCGATACTCATGGCGATCCCATTGCTGGCATTGCGGTCGCGACGCGCACTGGCACCGTCGCGCCGCCGGCTGTGCGCGCGGTAGCGGTAGTGCCGGCCGGCGCGTTCTTGAACTCGATCAGTACGTGCTGCACCGCCTGATCCATCGCGGTCTTGTCGTAGCTGCCGGCGCCGTTCTCCTGGCGGATCATGGCGGACAGCAGCTTCGCCATCGTGGCCGGATCGTTCGGGTTCAGGTGGCCAGACCCGACCTCGCGCTCGACGGCCGAGATATAGTTGGCGGTCTTCTGCGGGCTATTCCCTGGAGCATTCCCAGGCGACCATTTATTGATGATCCCGGCCGCTGTGTCATTGCCGCCGCCGAAGTAGCGTTTGCTCATCAGGTTACGCACGGCGGCATTGATGCCCGCTTCCAGGGTTGGGAACGAGTCCTGTTTGCCGCCCGGCTGGAGATTCAGCGGATTGTTGGTGCGGATGCCGAGCGGGCTTTGGACGCCGAGCGGCGCGGCCCCGGGCAGAGGCTTGATCTTGCCGCTTGCACTCTGCTGGCCCGGCGCCGCCGGAATCAGCCCAAGCCCTTTTACGAAATTGATGCCTTTTAGTGCCAAGCCCTGCAGGTCATACGTCAAGTTCCGCGCGCCACCGTCGAGCGAACTCTTGATCAGCTCGATGGACTGCGCGAACTCCTTGTTTCTCTTGATTTGCGCGTCGGACGGGGCGCCGTCCATGCTGTTGATTTGTTTCTGGTATTTCTCGATCGCTGCGCTGCCCTCATTCAGCAAGGGCAGCAGGCCGTCGACGCCGAACGCCTGCGCGATCGTGTGCTTCGCGCCGACCTCCTTCTGTGCCGCGATCGCATCGGCCACGTCCTTCAGGGTTGCCTGAGCATCGATGGCGCCATCCTTCGTCAGCTTGAAACCGATGTTCAGCTTGGACATAAGGGAGAGTAGCGGCTGATTCCGGCCCCACCTGGCATCCTGCATGGTCTGCCGAATGGATTCCAAGCCAGCGTCCATCGTGCCGGCTTCGAGGCCGGCCATCCGCGCGGCGCCGCGCATCGATACAAGCCCTTTTGTGGACATGCCGAGCGACAGGCTGGTGTTCTGAATCTCACGGTTCATGCGGGTCCAGTGCGCCGTCATCTCGGCCAGGCCGGCCAGCGTGCCGATGCCGGTCAAGCCCACCATGCCGCCCGATATCTTCGACAGCCCGCTCGCGACCGTGGACACCGCGCTCCCCATGCTCCGCAGGCCGTGCACGGCTGGATTCTTGGCAATGGCGTTGCCGATGTTCTGGGCCCCGCGCAAGGGCGACAGCATGCGGTTCATCGAGGCGTTGATCTTGTTGATCGACGCCGTCGCCTTGTCGGTCGCGGTGATCGTGACCTTCAGATTATTTGCCATTCGTCGCCTTCGTCATCATCCTGTGCGCCTGCTCGTTCCACCATCCCAGTCCCCCGTCGCCGCCCCAGGGGAGGTTCCATGCGTCCCGCGGTCCCCAGTGGTAGAACAGGGTCAGCTCTGCGACGACATCTCGCCAGTTGTCGGGCCAGCTGCGCCGAAACTTCCCAAAAAATCGTTAGCCTCCGCGAAGTCGCGCTGGCTGATCTTTTCCGCAACGGTCATCGGCACACCCGCCACTTGCGAAATCAGGGAGATCGCAACAGCGATGTTGTTATCCTTGCCATAACCAACCGCTTTCGACATCTCGCCGGCGACAGGCTCGCGCAGGTTCAGCTCCGCGAAGGTCACGCCCCCGATCACGATCGGCTTGCGCAGCACAATGATTTTCTCTTCTTCCATTTACGCCTCCTCGACCGTCGGGCCTTCGAACTTCACGTCGAAGGTAGCCTCGGCGCTTTTCACTTCCTGGGAATCGACGGTCCACATGCCGGTGCCGGTGACGACCTTGCCGTTTGCCAGCTCGAGCATCACGCTCACATTGGTCATCGCGTTGAACTTGGCAACCGAGAGGCTGCCGGCATCGCGGAAAGTGCCCGAGATCGAGCCGGGGATTGGCTCTTCGCTATATCCCTGGACGCCGCTCGGACCGGACAGGGTCGTGCGCTTGACGCTGGAAACGCTGTACGAGATGTCGCCGGCGAGCATGTAGCTTTGCCCGTCAACGTAGATGTAGGCGACCCCGGCAAGCCTGTTGGTGGTATCTGCCATCGCAAATCCTTAAACGAAACGCCGCCCGAAGGCGGCTGGTGAATGATTTATTGCAGGCGGAACTGCGCCAGCAGCGCGAACACGCGAAGCTGCCCGATCAGGGTGGGCGGATACAGGACGTCGACGCGGTTCGGATTGCTGGCGTTCTGCTCCACGATCAGCGCCGCCTTGAACGCATCGGTGTTCTGCACCAGGCCCTGGGTTTCCAGTGCGCGGTATTGCGCGATCAGGTCGGCCCGGATCACGTTCGGCGTCACCACGTTCGAGCCCGCGGCGAAGCGGGTACCGTTGGCTGCCAGCTTGACCCGGGCGTATTTGCTGGTGACGACCGTTTTCAGGGCGCGCAGCACGAAGGCCAGCGTGAACATGGTCTCGACTTCCAGGTAGCTGTTGTCGGCCGCGCCGAAGGCATTCTTCTGGTAGGTCGTGATCAGGTTCTCGATGTACACGGTACCGTCGTCGCCCACGCTGAAGGTGCTGATGCCGTCGTACAGCAGGGTATTCCGGTCGGTCAGACCGAAGCGCGACTGCAGCGGCGGCGCCAGCACGCCCTGCAGTGCCAGCGTTTGCAGCGGGGTCGCCGGATCCACCCGCAGGCTCACGGCGGCCGCGCCGGCCAGCGCGGCGGCCCAGATCCAGCTCGGCGTCGGGGAATCGTAGAAACCCATGATCGAGCCGTGCTGGTCGTTGCGCGCGGTGCCGAGCGTGGTCAGCGCACCCAACGTGCCCCGTGCGGCCGCGAAGAAGTGGCCGTAGAGCTGCGTGCTCCACGCCCAGCGTCCGGACACGTCGTTCAGCAGGCTTTTCAGCGCGTCCAGGCTGGTCGTGTCGGTGTACGGGCTCACGATGAAGTCGAACGTCATGCTCGACAGGTTACCCAGCGCCGTCGCCATGGCCGGCGCGACGGCACCGCCCGACATCGCAGCGATGGTGACGCCCATGCTGGTGGGCAGGACCTCGGCGCCGCGCGTGCCCAGGTAGTTCAGGCGCAGGTCGATGTCGTTGCCGGCCGGGCCCTTGTTGATCGCCGTAAGCGTGACCACGTTCGCCGCGGCCGACGCGGTCACCGGCAGGCCGGAGGTGCCGTTGATAGTGGCGGCCAGAGCGGCCGCAATCTGCGCCGTGGTCTGGCTGGACAGCACCGGCTGCGCAACGCGCACGCCGGCGAGGTACAGGTACAGGGTGCCGGCCGCGCTCGGGGCGGCGGAAACGGTGATCGTGCCACTGGCAGCGGTCGCGGCCGCATCATCGGCCAGCGGCAGGTACCAGACCTCGCCGAAGGTGTCGTTCAGGCGGTAGGCCTGGGTCATCAGGTGCAGCATCGAGCCCACGCCGCCGACCAACGCAGCGTCCGACACGCCTTGCGACATGACCGGCACGTTCGGCACGGTGCCGGCGGCGATCGCGGCGGCGGTGACCTGGCCGATGATCAGCGCACGCTGGTTTTCCGTGGCGGTGTTGGCCTGGGAATTGTCGACCTCGGCGTAAAACAGCGGCACGCGCAGGTTCGACGGGACGTTTTTAAATGGGATCATCTATTGCGCTCCGGTGTCTTGTTGGGGCTTCGCCAGCACCACGTCGCCGTCGCGCAAGCGACGGTTCCAGTAGTCGCTGGCCGGAACTTCGCGGCCTGCCGCCGGCAAAAGGTCGAGCAGGTCCGGATCCCGGATCACGAGACCCGGGGCTGGTTGTACGTACATGGTGTTTTCCTTATTGCGGCAGCGTGATGTCGACGCCGACCAGCCCATCGATATCCGCCCGGACCTCGGCCAGCGGCACGGCCACCGGCTGATTCGGCGACTGCAGGACCGGGTCGAACGCTTCGAACACCTCGAAGGTGAAATTCATCAGCACGCCGGCCAGGTGCTGCCGGCCATTTGCGCTGATTTCGATGGTCGAGTCCACCGCCGGCATGCTCTGCACGATGCGCAGCAGCTGGTAGTTGGTGAATACTGCGCACTCGATCCGGTACGACAGGCTCTCGATCGCGTCCTGGGCGGCTTCGGCGCTGCCAGCCTGCAGCCGGGCTTCCAGTTGGATGCCGACCGAGGTGTTGAACTCCGCCTGGCCAGCCATGACGCCAGTCTTTCGGTCGGAGGGCGTGCGCAGCAGGATCGCCGGGAGGTTTTCCGGCGGCGTTTCCCAGTCCCCCGGCGACTGGATCGTGCATCCGAGGTGGGCGCCCTGCAGGGCGGCGAGCACGGCAAGCCTCACCTGCCGGCGCGCGGTCATTTGAGCATCTGCCATCACATTTCCAGGTTGAGCATCAAGAGCACCCAGCCGTGGCCATCGGGCCGCACCTCCTTGACCTTGAAGGTCTCGGCGGTGCGGACGACGGTCAGGCGGTCGCCCTGCAGCGGAGGCCTCGCGAACTGGGACAACTGCACACCCAGCACCGGGCGCGCACTGGTGACGCCCATCCCGCCCGCCAGGTCGACCTCGACATACGCGGAGTTGTACATGCCGCTGATATCAAATGGCCGCGTGGTGGCGGGCATGAAGCGCACCTCCTCGCCGAAGATGCGCGCGCACGGGCCATTGACGGCTTTGTCCCAGTCGATCATGGATCAGCCCCCGGTAACGCCGCCGGTTTCCGGATCCGCGCTTTCGAACGTCGGGCCATCGGTTGCAACGGCCACGTCCTCTGCGTCAGGGTCGACAAGGAACCCGCTCGAGCGCAGCTGCGCGACCTCGTCGACCGGCAGCGACACCTCGGCGCCGGGGCCGTAAGGTTTGTTGTCGAGCCAGACGGTGCGGCGGGGCGCGACCACCGCCTTCATGGTTTTGGCCGCCATGATCAGCTCACCACCGGCGAGCAGACGGTCGCGGACAGGCTGGCGTTCACGCGCGAGGGAATGACGATCGGCGACGACTGCATCAGGATGAAGCGCTGCGCCGGGTCATTTTCCAGCCAGGTCTTCGGCGCGTACGGCAGGGCCGTGTAGTTGAACGCCGGGTCCAGGATCTGGCCGAAGGCACGCGTGCCCATCAGGTCCTGGCCGCTCATCAGCACGGTGCCGTCGGCCAGCATCGGCTGTTCGACGTTGTTGTCGTCGACGTACCAGTCGTTGTAGACCCACAGGTCGTACTGCCCCCATTTGCCCTTGTACTGGGCGCCGCGTTGGATCTGGGAGCCCATGTTGATGTTGTTGCTCTCGCCGGCGCGCGGGTAGAAGATCGACTTCTGCACGTTGGTGTCGGCCATGAACAGGGTCCACGACGTGGTGGTGAACACCAGGTCGGTGGCCACGGCGCCCGATTTCTTCAGCATCTGGTGCGACCACTGCTCGATGTGGGTCGACGGCAGGGTGAAGATGCCGTTCGCGCCGACGGCGGCGAAAGCGGTGTCCCACTTGTTGGCGCCGGACAGGGCCAGGGTCAGGGTCGAGTCGCGGCCGAAGTCCACCAGCACGGTCGGGAAGCCCTCACCGGTGATCGTGACGGTGCCGGCCGCCAGCGCGGAAGCAGCCATCCACTCGAGGCGGCGGTCGATCATATCGATCTGGTCGGTCATTTCGGCTTCCAGGTTGGCGGCCTCGCGCTCGGCGCCCACCAGCTCGCCGCCGATCTTCTCGCCGATCATGCGGCGCACGGGCTTGCGCAGGTCGGGCGCGCGCTTATCCTTGATGTAGGCCGGCTTGAACTGGTTGGTCTGGTAGCGGCGCTGCTCGACCAGCTTGCCTTCGACCAGCGGCGAAACGAAGGGCGACATGCGGCGCTTGCCGACGTCGACGTCGATCGACACGAACTCGGTGTCGCTCATGACGATGTTGGGGAAGAAGCGGTCCAGCAGGAACTTCTGCGGGCGCTTCAGGTTGGGAACGACCTGGATCAGGGCGTTGGTGTCGTACACGAAGGTGTTATTGACGGGCATCGGTTACTCCTGGGGGAATGGGTATTAAGTCGGGTCCGCAGCGGACACCGCGGTCTTGACGTAGATCGACTGCGGCCGCAGTGCCGCCTTGGCCGCAGCCAGGGTGATGCCGGCACCGAGCGTCAGGGCGTTGCCGTTGAACTCGCCCGCCAGGTAAATTCCGCCGAGGACGTCGCCGGCGGAGGCGTCGATGTTGTCGGCGGCGATGGCCGACGGGGTCTGCGAGCCGTCGGCCGACGCGCTCAGCGCCAGAACGTACTTGCCCGACGCGGTGATCTGGCCCAGCACGGCGCCGCGCGCGATCACTTGGCCGGAGGCGATGGTGACGGTGTCGGTCACCAGCTGGTGCGGGCCGGCGATCAGCTGGTCGGGGATGAATGCATCGGCGGCGATGCCGGGAACCTGCGCATTGGCGCCGATCGAGGTAACGGTGAGGGACATGCTTTACTCCTGAAAAAGGGGTGGGTTACGCTTCGCCGCGGCGCTTCTTGCCCGCTTCGATGATCATCGAAGCGGCGCTGGCCGCTCCGGTGGCCTGCTTGCCGGCCGGGGCGGAGGCGCCGACGTTGGGGATGGTGACGCCGGCCATCCGGGAGGCCAGACCACGCGGCGCGGCGCCGCCGGCGGCGATGGCGCCCAGCATCTCGACCGCAGCTTTCGCGCCCATGTCGGTGTTGAACGCCAGGTGCGCAGCCATGTCGGGACGGGTGGCGGCGGCCGGCGATGCGAAGATGGCGGCGCAGCGGGCGCGTTCGGACTGGCGCGCGGCCTTTTCCTTGTCGCTCTCGTCGCCTTCCGCCTTGTCCTTGTCTTCGTCTTCCTCGTCTTCCTCGTCGCCCTCGTCGTCCTTGGCGGCCTTGCCCTTGGCGCCCTTCTCGTCCTTGTCGTCGCCCGACTTGTCATCGTCCATACGCTTGGCGTCTTCGTCGTCCGAATCCTCGGCGCCGGGGCCCTTCTTGTCGTCCTTGTCATCCTCTTCGGCGCGCGCGGCAGCGGCCGGCAGGCCCAGCAGGTGCGCGAAGCCGAGCGCGGCACTGATTTTTCCGATTTTCATAGTTTCTCCAGGGGTTAATTGATTTCGGCAAGCAATGCCCGAAACGCTGCATCAGGGGCCATGACTTCGTCCGCAAGCCCCTGGCTGACGCCAGCGGCCCCCAAATACGTTGCGGCCTGCGTATCCCGGACTGCTTTTGCCGAGATATTCCTGTTGCGGGCGACCGTCGACACAAACAGCTCGCCCATCGTGGTGATGTCGTCCTGGAAGCGCTTGCGCGCGTCCTCGGACAGGGGGATCTCCGGATGGCCGTCGGCCTTCAGGTCGCCGTAGGTGATGAAGGTGACCTTGAAGCCGGCCGAGGTCAGCGCCTTGGACCAGTCCATGTGCATCCAGATGACGCCGATCGAGCCGACGCCGCCGGTGCGCGGCACGACGATCCGGTCGGCGGCGCTGGCGATGGCGTACGCGGCCGAGTAGGCCGACTCGTTCAGGATCGACCAGATCGGCTTGGTGCCGCGCGCCTTGTAGATGGCGTCGACCAGGTCGAAACAGCCGCTGACCTCGCCGCCCGGGCTGTCGATGTCGAGCATGATCGCCTTCACGTCCGGATCGGCCATCGCCGTCATGAAGTTCTGGCGGATGCCGTCGTAGCCGGTCATGCCGGAATACGGGCGCAGGGTACCGAGCTTCTGCACGAGGGTGCCGCACACCTGGACGATGGCCACGCCGCCGACCACCTCGTAGCCGTGCCGGGGATTGCGACCCGGGGCGCTGTTATCCCCCCAATCGTCGTCGTAGGCCATCGGCCCGCGTGCCGAGCGCTCGATCTGGCCGACGCCCAGGCGCTCGGCCAGCGCCGCCATCACGACTTCGGCCTTGCCGGGTGTGATAGCCAGCGGCACGTTGAACAGGCGCTGCGCAAGAAATTCGAATCTCATCAGGTTGCTTCCTCTACTTGGGTGGCCTGCGCCGCGTCGTCGCCGGCGGCCCATTTCGGCAGCGGCAAGCCCAGTTCCTTGAACCTGGCCACTTCGACGGACCGCTGGTCCAGCATGTCGCGCCAGTCCTCGCCGGCCAGCTCGGCGGCTTCCGCCTCGAGCGTGGACAGGCCGGCGTCCATGCCCAGGATCGAACCCTGCTTTTCCTTGACCGGGTCGGTGTAGCCTCGACCCGGGCCCATCCACTTGGCCCTGGCGTACGCCGCACGGCATTCCATGAAGGGCGGCGCGCCGGCGGGCAGCGGCAGCTTGTCCACTTCCATCGATTCCTCGACGAAGGCGTTGAATATCTGCTGGCCGAAGCCGACCGCATAGTCGGTGCGGCGCCGGTCGAAGGTCTTCCAGGCCTCGAGCATCGCGGCGCGGTAGGAGCTGTAGTTCACGTCCGACCAGTTCTGCGAAATCTGCTGCGTCGACGTGCCCGTGCCGGCGGCAACGTTACGCAGCATGGCGGCCTCGAACTCGGCGAAATTGCTGTTCGGGCGCGCCGCGGTCACGGTGTTGATCTTCTCGCCAGGGAACAGGATGGGCATGCGTACACCGCCGAGCTTGATCTTCGAATCCTTGTGGAATTCCGCCCGCTCGCCCTGGTAGCTGCCCAGCTGGTCACCTTCGCCCAGGGCTTCCTCGACCATCGACGAGTCGAACGGCGATTCGATGTAGGCGCCGAAGATCGCGTTGATGATCGCGGCGTCCAGCTCGGTGCCGTCGTACTTGATCAGCATCTTCAGGCGCTGCAGCACCGGCGTGAGGATGCCGGCGCCGCCGCGGTGCTGGCCGGCGCGGTCGGCGTCGAAGTCGTGCACGACGATCGGGCGTCCCCACTCGGTTTCGCGGGCGATCCGGTCCCACGTCATCGCCTTGGCGGCGCTGAAGTAGTCGCCCTGGTGCGCGCGCCGGATGTGGTACCAGGCGGCGGCGCCGAACTCGTCGATCTCGACGCCGCCGCGCATCGTGGCCTGGTCGAACTGCATCTGCGGATTCGACAGCCGGTCCGGGTCGACCATCTGCAATGCGGTGGCGTAGCGCGCGCGGCCCGGCGCCACGCGCTGCGGCAGCCATTGCAGGATGCCGAGGGCATCGCCGTCGACGATCTTGTGGCGAAAGCCCAGGCGCATCATCTGCGGGACGGTCTGGCTGCGCTGCGTGTCGCAATACCGGCCGGGATCGTAGGCCCACGAGCGGTAATGTGCCTCCAGCGCCTGGCCGAATTCATCGGCCCACACGTGATCGAACGCCTTGATGCCGGTTTGCGCGCGCAGCGACTGGTAGTCGGGCTTCGACATCGGCCGGAAATCGGCACCGATGACGTTGTCCAGCGTGCGCGTGACGGCCGCGCTGGCCCAGCCATCGTTGCGCACCAGGTCCCGCACGCGTGACACGATCGTGTCGCGGTACATGTTGAGCTCGCCGTCGGGCGAGGCCAGGTACGGCGACCAGCTGGACATGTGGTCGCTCGATCGGTCGGCTGCGTCGTAGGGCGCGCTGCCGCCGCTGACCAGCATGGACACGCGCGACTGGCGGTGCGGCAGCGGACGGCCGTCCGCGCCGAGGATGGATACGGTGCTTTCCATCACATGCGGAACCGGACAGGGCGACGCGTCCGGCCGATCAGGCCGAGCTGGGCCTGCAGCTGGCGGATCAGCGCGGCCAGCTGCGCGATGTTGGTCTGGGTGTAGGTGACGGACTTCGAGCCGTCCCCCTGGGTGTAGGAGTATGACGCGCCCTTGGCCCCGGACGACAGGTCGAGATAGGCCTGCTGCGCCTCCGCGAGCGCGGCGCGCAGCTTGTCCGTCGACATCCCGGCGAACAGGCTGGTGTTTTGGTTGCTCGACAAAATTAGATCCTCGCTAGCCGGCTGGCCAATGATTTCTTCTTCGGCGCCTCCGCTGGGGGCGCCACCACGTTGTTCTCTGTTCCCGGTCCCACAGCAGCCGCCGGCGCCGTGGCGGCCGGCTCGGCTGGATGCGGCTCGGCCGGTACATACGGTTGCGCCACCACCTCGGCCCGCTTATTGAGCTTCAGGCCGAAATGCAGCAATCCGCACAGCGCGCCGTAGGCGTACACACGGCAGTCGAGCGCCTCGTTGGCCCGGCCGCCCGGCAGCTCCCAGACCCGATAGGCCTGGCCGCCGGACACCTTGCGCACCGAGCGCTCGGATGTCAGCTGCGCGTAGTAGTTGATGTCGCGATCGGCCGGGAAGTGCATGTAGCCCGGTCCCGGCTTGTCGATGTGAAGCCGCGATCGGACCGAGTCCTTTGCCGCGTTGACGCCCAGGATGACCGGCCGGAACGAGGCCTTGGTGCGCCGCGTCGGCTTCTTCGTCGGCCAGACCGGCGAGCGCTTGCCGCCGATCGCCGATTCGCCCTTGATCGCCCACACGCGCCGGCCCAGGCGCTCCTTCGCGAAGTCGTAGACCTTTTGCGTGTGGTGGCCGCCCGAGTCCTGGCATGCGGCCATGATCTCGAAGCCACGCCCGTCGGCCCGGCGCCAGACCCGCTTGAGGAAGGCGTCGAGCCGATTCCACGGGTCCGGCGTTTCCATGTCGCCTTCGATCACCTCGTAGGCGATCGACCAGGATTCCTCGTTGGCACCCCAGCCGACTACCTCCAGCTCGAAGCGGTCGTCCTGTGTGTCGACGCCGACGGTCAGCACCGCCACGCCGTCCGGCACCTCGGCCGGCCACGTCTCGCCACGTGCGGCCAGCTTCGTTTCGTTCAGCGCCTTGTCGCCGCGGTCCTCGTACGGCTCGCCCAGCACCAGGTTAATGAACGTCTGGCGCAGCAGCGGATCGTCCTTGACGCGCAACCACTCGGCCACCAGGTTGCGCCAGGATGCGTTCGGAAACAGCGAGTAGCCGGCCCAGATGTGGAAGCTGGCATGCCCCTTGAACGGCTTGGCGGCAATCCACCGGCCGGCGGCCACCATGTCCGGCTTGTCCTCGTCCTTGATGACGCAGCCGGTGACCTTGCAGACGTAATAGACCGATTCGGGGATGCCAACGCCGTTCTCGTCCTTGTCCCACTTCATCCCGTATGGGGTGTCCGGGCCGCCCCACTCGAGCACCTGCAGCTCGCCGCAGTGCGGGCACGGCACGTGGTAGCGCCGCTGGTCGCCCTCCTCGAACGATTTCTCGATACGCGACTCGCCCTTGACCGTGGGCGTGCTGCCGATGACGATCTTGCGGTTCCAGAAGGTCTCCGAACGCTTCACGCCCAGCGAGATCTGGTCGCCTTCCGCGCCGGCGCCGCCGGTCGGGTAGCCGTCCACCTCGTCGAACAGGATGACGCGCGCCGTGATCCGCCGGAAGCCGCCCGGGCTGTTCGCGCCCACGAAGGTGATGCTCGATCCGTTCCTGAGCACCTTCTTCAGGATGGTCTGGCCGCTGTCCTTGGCCTTGGCATCGCCGGCGAGCTCCGCCAGCACCGGGGTGTCGCGCAGCATCGGCACGATCTCGGTCTTGCTGTAGTCCTCCGCATCCTCGACGCGCGGCTGCACCACCAGGATCGGCGCCGGATCCTGGTGCAGGTAGAAGCCGACCACGTGGTCGAGGATCTTCGTGTAGCCGACCCGGGCCGACTTGATGACCGACACCATCTCGACCGTCGGGTCGGTGATGGCGTCCATGATGCCGTTTTGATATGGGAAGGCCCGGAACCGGCCGGTCTGGGCGCTTGTCTCCTTCGACAGCACCGCATAGCGGTCGGCCCACTGGCTCAGCGTCAGCTTGGGCGGAGGCTGCAGGTTCTTGAGCCGGGCATTCGCCAGCTCGCGACGGAAGATGGACAAACCGTGCGCATATCGGTTAGCTGCCTCCATCTTTGGTCAGTTCCTCAAGTGCTTCCGTGATCAGCTCCTGCAGCACGTCCTGCACCTCGGTGACCGTCTTGAGACGATGGATGCGGGGCGCGTGCTCGGCCGGGATGGACAGCAGGCGCGTGCGCACCTTGGCGTATTCCTCCCCGACCGCCGCCGCGACCAGGGCGGCCTCCACCACCAGGCCGGCATCCTTGTCGTAATTGAGCTTGGCCGCCAGGGCCAGGTAGTTCTCCTTGACGCGCCTCGCCTCCTCGAGCGACATGTCGGCGCCGCTGGCCATCAGGATCCGCGTGACGGCCTGCTCAGTCGTCTCGCCGGCGCGCGCCGTAGGTAACGCAGGTAACGCGTTACCCTCGTTACCCGAATCGTTACCCCCTTTGAGGCCGGCGGCCCGGTATTTCTGCAGGTAGGCGTCCGACGCCTCGACGTCGACGCCGCCCTCCGCCAGGACCAGTTTTCCCTCTTGCTTCCACTGGGTGACGGTCTTCTTGCTGACGCCGCGCAGGCGCGCGTATTCGGCTTGCGAAACGACCGTCATGCGTTACCCCGTTACCCAAATTTGAAAATTTTTTAGCTAGTTGGAGCCCGGGGCGCGCAATGCCCTCGGAACACAAACCCCTGGGAGGGACCCGCAGCGCATTCCCTCCCCGCCCACCGGCGGCCGCCTACCTGGCCGTGGCCAGGGCCTGGGCCATCGCGGCTTCGAATTCGGGCTCGATGTGCACGGCAACGATCTTCGCTGCCGTGCCGCCGAAGTCCAGGCGCTGCTTGACCGGCAACGCGTCACCGAAGCGGATCAGGAGCTTGAGCCTGGCTGTCGGCCCCTTGTTCAGTCCACGCAGGCGCTTGCCGTTGGCGCCCAGCAGGGTGACGCGGCTGGTGTCGGTCACCCGCTGCCATACGCCGTTGACCGGGCCGGCCTTGGTCTTGACGATGCCGATGAAGATGTCGGGCCTTGCCTTCAACCTGGCGAGCGTAGCCTTGGGCAGCTGACCGTAGGCGTTGAGCTTGATGTCCTTCGGGTTCAACAACGCCCGGCTGTTCAGGAAGTGCTTGCCACCATCCTCGTACGGCTGCAGATACCTGGCCGCGATGTCCTTCACGTAGACCGTCACAGTCGGCTCGGCTTTCGTAGCGCGGCTGAAGCCGACCGACTTCCGCGTAAACGGCGTCGGATTCTTGAACTTATCGAGGAAGTTGTCTTCCTCGCCACCCTGGATGCGCTTCCCGACCGCGTTCAATGCCTTGGCCGTTGCAAATGGCACTTGCTTCTGTGCGAGTGCATCGAACTCGCGGGACAGCGTCTTGATGTTGGATCTGACGTCGATCTTGAACATGGGTTAGGCTGGCACGTACAGATAGCCGAACCCGGCCTCGGGTAACACAAGCGTCCGATCATCGCTGGTCTGCGCGGTGCAAACCGGGGCATACAGCACGTCACCAACGCCGCCGCCGATCATCTGGTTGACCTTGCTCCCGCTGATCGAGGCGCTACCGATAAGCATGGCCGGAGCAGCTGGATCGACGCCTTCAACGACCGAGATGGACCATGCCGCCGACAGGATGGTCACGCCGTCCGGTAGCAGCGGCGCAAAATCAACGGTGAAGATTTCCTTTTCCATGGAGCGCTTCGGGTCAAAGTTCATGGTTGCCTTAATATCTAGATACGACGTACTCGCGGACTCGCGAGCGTGCGACGTAAGTTCTCGCTGGATTCGGGTGGATCGGGCCCGCTTGGTCCTGGCCAGGGATGCCGGCGATGTACTGCAGCTGGACGGCGGTACCGACCAGGTTGAACATTCCCGTTTGTGCGGGAGCGCGGCGCGCCGCGCGCATCACGATGGCCGAGCCCTGGACTGCCAATTCGCCCACACCCGTGACCAAGCGCCGCCGCGTGCTCAGCCCCGCCGGGGATCCGGACAATACGATCTGCTCAGGTGCTGCAGTCATGCGGCGATGTGCCTTCAGTGTCACTGCCGAGCCGGCTAGACCGAAGGCACCGGCAACCGCCGCCAGCGCATAGACTGTTCCGATCTGCCCGGATGCCGGCGTGTACGTCATCTGAGCAGCGCCCGCCGACAGAGAGAACGCTGCAGGTCCGGCCGCCATCCGACGTGCGGCGCGCAGCGTCAGGGCTGAGCCGGCCAGTGCGAACGCTCCGGCCGATGTCGGCATGCGCCGTACTACGGTGAGCGAGGCAGCATTGCCGGTCAGGGTGTAAAGGCCCACGCTGGCAGCGAGCCTGCGTGTGACGCGCAGGCCGGCCGGGCTGCCTGCGATAGTGTATGAGCCCTGCGCGACCGAGAGGGAGTAGGTGTTCCCGGCCGGCACGGATGAGGCGGCCCAGAGGCTACGTTGCGGTGCCTTGAATATCTGGTACGGGTTGGCGGTGATGCTCGCCACAGTCGCGTCAGAAAGGCCGCGGCCGTACGCCGCGAAGAACGCGACTTGGCCAACCCATGGCGCATCGCTGGCCGAGTTGCGCGACAACAGGGCCATGTTGGCCGGGTTGATGTTCGAATCTGCGACTGGCGCGGCCATGACGCCGTCGACCCAGAGATAGCGCTGACCACCTCGGCGCATGGCGATCACCAGTTGCAGCTTGTTCGGGTCGACCGCCGCACCAGTAACGAAGTTCAGGCCATTGGAGAATACCCACGATCCACCGTTGGCTGCCAGTCCGGCGAACGATGTTCCGACATAGACCAGGCAGTTAAACCCCGTCGCGATGCCGCGCGCAAGTGCGACCAGCGTGAAGTCGCCCGTGGTGCCGATGCCGGGACCGAAGGGCAGCGTATAGCGCGCCTGCGTGCCGGACGCCACATTGGTCTGAATGCCTTTCGTACCGGTCGTCTTTGCCAGTGCGCCGGCGCTGACAGTTGGTACGAGCAACTGGCCAGTGACGACTTCCAACTCGGTCGGCCCTGGGGTAAATGCCGGGTTGATCACCACCGACAAACCTTGCGTCAGCGGATTATTTCGATCGAGCGGCGCCGATTGCTGCGGCTGCCTTGTGAGGCGGGAAGGCAGGATCAGCGAAGTCATGCGTTATACCGTCTGCGCCTGGATGCGCTCGTATTCGATGTCGTGGTTGCCGGCGGTCGCATTCAACGCGACCCCCGTGTTGTGCACCACGAACAGGCCCCAGAACTTCGGCATCGAGCCGAACAGGGAGGCGATGGACACCGGCGCGAAGGGATAGGCGCGGTTGCTGGTGTTGTCCACGGTGATCGTGGCCACCAACCGTAGCGCGCCGAACTTCACGCCGCTGGCGGTGAGCGTCTTGGCCGCATCGACTCCGGTAATGCCGTCCGGGTAGGTCGGCACGCCGGCCACCGTCTTATACGACGCCCAGGCCCAGATCTCGATGCTGGTACTAGTGGTGGGAGACGTGCCGCTGGTGATGACCCCGCTCACCAGGTGGTCGAGGTCCAGCGTGGTCGTGTTGTCGATCGCCGTCGAAGCCCGGCCCACCAGCAGTGTGGAATCGGACGCCAGGCCAGCCAGGGTCAACGCGAGAGCGATGCTGCTGGTGGCCGGGTATTTGGTTTTGATGTCGGACATGGATTATCCGATCGCAATCAGGGGCAGCAGGATCGAGTTCACCTGGAACTGGATATCGTCATCGGACGATCCGCCCGGGTTGGCCGCGATGGTCATATTGCGCAGCACCTGCATGGCCAGCTGCCGCGGCGTGATGATCGCTTTGTCCTGCAGCACCCGCGTGGCCCAGTCGGCGCGCTGTTGATGACTCGGCGCCTCGGGAGCTTCGGCGGCGATGTCTTGCGCGGCGCGCCACATGGCTACCAGGCAGCGGCCTTGGAACAGCGGGTCGTTCGCTGCATTGAAAATGTCTGCGTATGCCATGTGATCATCAAGCCAGGGTGAAGACGCCGGCCGCGCCGTCGAAGTCGAGGGTGAACGATTCGCCGTCAGCCAGGGTGATCGAGCTGCCGTAGTCGTACCAGTTGACGAGCGGTCCGCCAGCCGTGGTGGCGTTGCAGATCACCACGTAGCGGAACGGGCCAATACTGCCGCCGGTGGCAATGATTACCTCGTCGGCAATGACCACCTTTGCCGTGCCTGCGGTTTCGGTCAGGACCACGCTGTCGAGCGTGTAGCCACCAGCCGCGTAGCCGCCGGTCGCGGCCACCTGGGCGATGTCGGCCAGCACGGCGTTCGACGCCGACGGCGCGGTGTTGGTCAGAACGGCCTTGAACGTGTGCGCGCCAAAATTGTGCGCGCCGCGGAGTAGCTGCTCGGCGAAATCGTTGAACTTGCTCATTGCTGCAGTCGGCATTGGCAGCCTTTCATTGTTCGGCGAGCCGCGTGGCGAAACGCCGGCGGCTCAGGGTTCAAAGGGTTTCTCGTGCTGGCATCGCGCTCACGGCTCAATCCCCAGCGCCGCACGCACCAGGTCAGGAAGCGATTGGGACGGGATGCCATAGCCATTTGCACACAGCAGCTGGATGGCTTCCTCAGCATCGGCCAGGCGCTGGGCGAAACGAGCGAGTGCTGCGGTGTCCGCCTCCGTGGCTAGCACGGCCGGGCGGGTGCCAAGCACTGCGCGCACCATCTGGTCGCGGTAGATCAGGTGGGCGTCGGGCATGTCACCTCCATAACGATGCTAGGCAACTGGCCCGCGCGCTCGACCAGAATTTCTCCAGGCTGAAGCTGCGGGCGCATGTGCGCGATGGTCGGTTTGCCGTCGGGGTCGCGCTGCAGCACGTCGAGCTCACCAGGGCGGCGCACGACCTGACCATCCACCTCGACCCTCATCATCGGCCGGACGCGCATCGCACACCTCATGAATAAAAAATGCCGCCGGCGCATTGCTGCGCCAGGCGGCGAAGTCCAGATCAACTGGAGGAGACTCTTTGTGGTGGCCGGTGCTGCACCCGGCAACGCCTAAGGCGGACTACGAACCGCATTTCACCACACCGCTGATGACTACCAACCATCGCGACACCCTGGTTCTCTCGCAAAACCGGGTGCCTTGCAGGGATGGCACGGCTGCGCGCAGTCAACAGCGGTGTGGTCTCTCGTAACGTGAGAGTGGCGGCCGGTTACAGCGTCCGGCGACGTGGCGCGCAAGGGCGGCGCTCGTCTGTTCTGGCCGATGCCAGGGCTTATTCTGACTGGAAGGATGCCCGCTCTCGATCGAGGCGGGCTGCACGAGCCCCAGGGCTATCTGCCAAGTGGGCCGTAAACGCAAAAAGCCCGAACGTTTAACGGTTCGAGCTTTTCTTTGGACGAACGAAATCGCCCAGTGCTCGCAGTCTACAAAAAATAAAGCCGAGTTGCAATGTGTTTGCGCAACTTTTGTTCAAGATCGTCACGTGCGGACTGCAGCGTTGCGCCGAATTCCGCGTTCGGGAACCGCCATGCGGTGGCGATGCCCTGGCTCTTGCAGATGGCCCAGCGGTGCAGCTGCTGCAGGCTGTCGACCATGGCGTTGACGGCCTCGCCCACCTTCAGGTCGGCGGCGCGTTGGGCCTCGTGCACGCTGATGTCGGGCTCAGCGTCGCCGACCAGCTTCATACCGCCCGCGCCCAGGTCGCGGTCGTCGGTGCGCATGTAATCGACCCAGCACGCCAGCAGCAGGACGTACGGATCAGGCTTGTCAAATGCAGGTTTTGCAACCTCCTCGCGACGAACGCGGCGCAGGTTCGGTGCAGTAAAAATGCCGGGCATCGCGATGGTGTTCATGACTTTCTCCTAAGGACGACCCTCCCAGCGTATCATATGCTACCAAGAAATTTCCAAGCGTCATCTCACATTTCTCATCTTGGTTGCTTGTGGCACAACAGCTTCATATACTGCTAGCGCGGCCATAGTTAAGTTGCGTCAACATATTGGCTTCCAAGAATGTTAAATCCACGTGCATTCGATTCAATTAATTTTATTAGGTGAGATTACATGGCCAACAAGAATAAAACAGCCGCTGATTTTCTAAAGACGATTTCAATGGACGATGCGCACGTCATTGGAGGACACTTCCTATCTTTAGCGTTTGGCGACTATATAGCGGCACGCGTGCTTTTGCTGACTGATTGCCCTTTTCAGGGACTGATAATGGCCTCTACTTCCATTGAGAAGTATTTGAAAGCTGTGCTTGCGACAAAGGGAAAAATTTCACCCGTTCATCTAGATAGGAAAGATTTCCTCGACGTTATAAAAGCGTCTGGCTTAGATGTCTCGTATTTAAGCGAAAGCTTTATAAAGTATCTTGGACACGCTTATCAGTTCCGCTACATCGATATCAATTCTGGACCATCGTCTGTTGTCATAGAAGTGCGTAAAGTGCTTGCTGAACTCGACTTCTCCGTTAGCATGTTAGAGAAGTACGCGTTGCAAGTTCGAGATGGCAAACGTGTTAAGCGGACCTATGAAAAGAGCGTTGAGGAAAAGGATCGTCGCATCTGCCAAGAAAACCATATCGTAGACGGAAAAAGCAAAGCAGAGTTTCTATCTACTCCAGGGACAGTTCAATGTGTTGTAGTAAAACCGATGCAGCCATTATTTTCGTTTCCTTATTACGGCTTCATTTCAGAGAATGACGCCAATTTTGATTTTCCAACTCTTACGTTTGATGGAGCCAATGGCGTTCTGTTTAAATTCCGAGATGCGCAACAGGCAGATCACTTTCACAAGCAAATCGAAAAGGGAATTGCAAATTACGCTAAGTTGCAAAAAAATAGGTCTTAAGGTTACAGCTTAACTGTCCAGCCTCTTGTGCTTGAGTTGGTAATTGTCTGCGCTGCAACTCTACTTCCTGCCTGCGCTTCGCCAGATTCACTCGCTCTAAGCGGAACGACACGCACGGGCGGCTGTCCCAGCTGACGTGTACGAACGGCTTGCCCTGCTCTGCCACCAAGCACAGGCCCATGCCTTTCTCGGCGCACTCGGGTGCGGCCTGATCGACATCGAACTCGTCGCATAGACCGCAAATGTGGTCGGGATTCGAGCAGCGCATCAGACTCGCCACTTCGCTATCTCTTCGGCGCGCCGGCGCGTCTCGAAGTGGGCAGTGCCAAAGCCAGACGACTCCCTCTGGAAGTGGTCAAGCTCCTTCCCGCATCGCTCGATAGCGTTCAGGTAATACTGCTCGACCCAGCTGTGATCGAACAACGTGCGCCCTTCGGATGTCGAGCGCTGAAAGATCTCGCGTGGCCGCGAAGGATCGATGACGATGCATTCCACCTTCAAGCCGCGTTCGCGGCACAAAATATCCAGGTGCATCGCCTCGCGCCGCCCCGCGCAGACGACTCGGTCCCCGTCCTTCAGGCTCTCGACCAGCGAGGTGGTGCGGCCAGTACGCCGCCCGGACTGGAAGTAGATGTGCGAAGCGCCCACCAAGCCAGCTCCGATTCCAAAATGATCCATTCAGTTGCTCCTGTTCGCCTCGCATGTCGGCGCGCGGCTTGCCGGCTCATCGGGCCTTGACTGGGTCTATATCCGATGATCATTAATCATTTGCATCGCCTGGATTTACGGGCCGCGTTCGTCGGTGCGCGCCACTTTCGCGCCACCGAATCCCGCCTTTTCCCCGATCGCGTTCTGCGCGCGCGCCGCCCGGCCCAGGTTCGTCTCCAGGTAGCCCATCGTCGTGCTGTGGTTCTTGTGGCGCATGATTCGCTGGATGTCCTGGATCGGCGCGCCGGCCTCCGACAGCAGCGTCGCGAACGTGCCGCGCAGCCGGTGCGGCGTGATGCCCTTGGTCGAGCAGGTCCTGTTCGCCTGGCGCATGGCCTGGCGCGCGAACCCTGGGGCGAAGGCCTGGCCGTTCAGCTTGGCCACGATCAGCCCCTCCGCCTGGCGCAGCGGCTCGAGGTGCGCGCGCAGCCAGTCCGCCATCGGTACCGGATCCGCTTCCCTGCCCTTCGTGATCCCGGGCGTGTAGGTCGACCGCTGCCAATCGATCCATTCCCAGCGGGCCGTCATCGATTCGCTCTCGCGCAGGCCCAGGCCGAACATCAGGCGCACAGCAGTGCCGATCGCCGGCGCGCGCGCGGTGGCCTCGTCGACCGCATCGAACCAGGCCTTGGCGACGTCCAGCGGCAGCACCGCGCGCGGCCGCTTCTGGACCTTGAGCATCTTCACCTTCCACGGCGATGCGGGCAGGATGTCCCGCTTGACCGCCCACATCGTCAGCAGCTTCAGGATCCGCAGCCAGTGGTTCGCGCTGGCCGGCTTGCGCGTGGCCAGGTGCTCGATGCGCGCCAGCTCGACGTCCTCGGTCGTGATGTCGCCGATCGGCTTGATGCCCAGCTTGTACATGTGCAGCCGGCGGAACGCCTCGACGCTGCGGATGTGCGCGCTGCTGGCCACCGGCCGGTGCACGACGATCCAGGCCTCGGCCAGCTGGTCGAGCGTCGGTACCGGCTGGCCGCCGTTGGCGCGCACCACCGCGGCATCGTGCTCGCGCCTGGCGATCTCTTCGGCGGCCTTCTTGTTGGCCAAGCCGGTGCTACGCTGCACGCGCTTGCCCGCCACCTGGAATCGGAAGTGGTAAACGCCGCCCTTCTTGAAAATGGTTGCGCTCATAGGTGCGCCGCCAGTCCGCGGTTGCCGCGGCGCTCGGCGGGCTTGGCCGGCTGCCAGCCGCGCGCCAGGTTCTCGAACCGCACCTGCTCGCCGATGTAGGCCAGCGCGGCCCGCCCCGGCTTGCCCTGGCGGCACAGCGCCACGTCGACCTCGCAGACACCGACGTCCGGAGTGTCCGGGTTGTAGACCTCGTCGCGATACAGGAAGACCACGGCATCCGCATCCTGCTCGATCGCGCCCGAGTCGCGCAGGTCCGCCGGCATCGGGCGCTTGTTCGGGCGCTCCTCGAGCTTGCGATTCAACTGCGACAGCAGGACGATCCCGCAGGCCAGCTCCTTGGCCAGCGCCTTCAGGCCGCGCGTGATGCCCTCGATCTGCGCGTTGCGGTTGTCGCCGTCGCCGTCCATCAGCTGCAGGTAGTCGACCACGATCAGGTCCAGGCCGTGCTTCCGCTTCACGCCCTTTGCCTTCATGCGCACATCGATGAGGCGCAGGCCGCCCTGGTCGTCCTGGTGCAGCTTCATTGCGGCGATCTTGATCGTGGCGTGGGTCAGGCCGGCCCAGTCCTGGTCCGTCATCATTGCAGGCTTCAAGAGGTGCTCGAGGGGGATATGCCCCTGGGTCGCGAGGTTGCGATCGTGCAGCTGCGACTTCGGCATCTCCAGCGAGAGGACCAGCACCGAGTGGTCGACGGCCACGTTGCAGGCGACGTTCAGCGCGAACGCCGTCTTGCCCATCTTCGGGCGCGCGGCCAGCACGATCAGCTCGCCGCGGCGGATCCCGCCGTTGAGCTTGTCATCGACGGCCGGGAACCCGGTGGAGATCGCGTTGACGGTGCCGTTCATGCGTCGCTCGATCTCCTCGACGTGCGCGGTCAGCTCGTCGGCGGCCAGGGCCGGCTCGATGCGCATGCGCGCCTGGGCCAGTTTTTCCAGGGCGGACGAGGCCTGGTCGACCAGCGCGGCAGATTCCTCTGGCGACCCAGCCGCCGCTTCCGCGACCTCGCGGCCGAAACGGATCAGCCCGCGCTTGATGGCCTTGTCGCGCACGATCGCCGCATGGCGCCCAATGTAGGCCGAGGACGGGGCCCCCTGCGCCATCGAGCTCAGGTACGGCAGCCCTTCAGCGATCTTGGCGCCCAGTGCGTCGTGCAGCGAGATGACATCGCAGCTGCGGCCGCCGGCCAGGTGGCGCATCAGCTCGCGGAAGATCGTGACGTGGTCGCCCAGGTAGAAATGCTCGGCGCGCAGGTCGCCGATGCGATCGACCGCATCATTGTCGCGGAGCAAGGCGCCGATAACGCCTTGCTCCGCCTCAATGCTGTGCGGCGGCAGTTTGATATCGTTGCTCATGCGGCCTCTTTCGATTCATAGATTTTCTGGGCTTGCTTGCCCAGCGTGGTCAGGAAGTACTGCCCGTTCCCGTCGATCGCCCACAGCTTCAGGTAGTTGCCTTCGACGTACTTGCGGAAGGCCTTGCGCCAGTCCGTGTAGCGCTTCGCGTCCCCGGTGCCGCCAGGGAGGAACCGCCGGCGGAACTCGACCCAGGCCAGCGCGACAAAGTCCTGCGGCAGGCCGGCGCCTTCGGTGTACCGCCACAACGGCGCGTAGTCGCGCAGCGGCCGTTCGCCTTTCTCGACGCACACATCCAAGAAGGTCTGCAAGGCGATCGCCCCCGGTTTCGTCCTGGCCGGCGCGGAGCCCCCGTCAGGGGGTTTGGGGGTAGTTGTTGTTAACGTAGATGAAGATGTAGATGTAGGGCCGTCACCCTGCCGCTCACCAAAGGGGGGCTTTGGTGATGGGTTTGGTTGATCCTTTGGTTCGTTATTTGGCGCTGACGAAATACCATCGGAACCGCCCACCGAACCCGGCTGATTGTCGGGTGTGAACCGAGAGCTCTGGCCGCGGCGCAGGCGGACGTATTCGTCGCGCACGAAGCGGGAGCAGTACCAGCACGGCCCATCACCGCCAACCACGAGCGTGACCGGCTCACCGAGCTTGCCGGCATGCCGGGGCGTGAAGATGTAGTCCGCCGCTCCCTTGTCGGCGCCCTTGAGCACATCCTTGGCAACGAGTTCCTTGACCAGCTTGGGCTGCACGCCGGCCGCGCGCGCGAGCTCGGCCAATGGCCAGCGGCACACGCCGTATTCGTCGAAGTCGTGCAGCAGGCAGAGAACGTCGACCCAGGCACCGCGCGCAGCCTCGGAGCAGCGGCGCAGCTTGGAGTTGTTCTTCCAGTCGGCTGGGTAAAATTGGAATGACGGGCGTTTCAAGATCGCGCCCTCTCCGCGCGGTGCCCGAACAGCGCCGCCACCAGAGGGTCGCGCCGGTTGATGGCCGGGTAGGCGCGGACAGTCTCTTGCATCGGGATGGCAACCACGCCCGCCTGAGGCTTTTCCGTGCGCTCAAGCTCAGCGCGCGCAGCCTTCTCGATCTGCTCCGCAGTGGCCGGGCCGATATGCCACATGTGGGACACGCTCAGGTTGTGCTTCGGCGGCTCTTCGACGAAGTGCGCCTGGCCTTCCGCCAGCAGGCGACGTAGCCTGGCGCGGACGGCATGCTGGCTAAACCGTAGCTCCTCGGCCAGTTCGAAAACAGTACGCGGCCGCTGCTGCAGCAGCGTGAGGATATTGGCGGCCAGCTGCTGGCACGCCGCTTTGCTTTGACGCTGTTTCATCGGTCACCCCTCTCCAGCCTCGTCGACGACCTTGCGAAGCTCCTGGCGCGCGCGATACTCCGCCGCGCGTTTGGCGCGGTCGGTCTTGTCGGCGATCGCTTCTTTGTCGATGGCGCGCCAGATGCGCGCCGCCAGGCCGATCTTTTCGGTATCGGAATTCTTGGGCTGCGACTCGTCGTGCATGTATTCCTCGGTTTTAGTTGCCGCAGAGCTGCAGCTGGAGCTCGTGCGGCGCCACACGGCCAGGTAAAGACATGGCCATGTGCTGGCCATCAGCTGGCCATTCCCTCTGCTGCTGGAAGCGCTTATTCTTTTGCTCAGCTGTCCAGTGCCTGAGGAAGGCGCGGATGAGCGGGCTGGTTTTGACATCGGCGGCGGCGCGTTCGGTCTCGTAGTCGACGAACTCGTCCGCGCTGAGCAGGGCTTTGATCTCGATGTTGCGTGCCATGGTGTTTCTCCTTGTGGGTAGTTCTGGATGGGGTGCTTCTCTGTAGTACTGGGCAAGGTGCTAAGGCAACTGCCTGTGTGTAACTTTTTGGGCGCAAAAAACCGCAGGGATTACTGCGGCTGAGATTCGGGCGATGGCGGTTGGGCCGGTTTAAATACGTCGGGGCGCGCCAGCTTGAGGAACTTCAGGCGCGCCTTCGGAATACCGTTTTCCCGCCACTGGCATACAGCCTGAGTGGTGACCTCGCAGAGCTCTGCGGTCTTTGTAGGGCCGCCCAGGCGTTGGATGATTTCGGTAGGGTTCTCGGTAGCGTCCATTTCAATCCTCAAGTTGACTTTAGTTTTGATCGTAAGCTGTCTTGGATCATAAGTCAAGCCAGCTTGATAACTGGTTTGTTAAGCTACCTTTATGAATTTATTATCAGAAAGACTCGCTTGGGCGATGGAGCGTGAGCGGACACGGCGCAACGGGAAGCGGGTAAGCAAAGCTGAGCTGGCCCGCGCAGCTGGGGTGTCCGATACCGCCGTAGGAAATTGGCTGAAGGGCGACCACGGCATCGACGCACCTAAGGCGCGTGCGCTGGCCAGCTACCTGAGGGTAGACGCGCTATGGCTGGAGACGGGAGAAGGAAGTCCGACGCCACAGTCGCAAGCGGCCCAGGAACTGGAAAGTGAGGTTGACGACGCGCCAGCGATCATGCGTCGGCCGCAACTCATTCCTGTGGTCGGGCGTGTCCAGGCCGGCACCGATGGGCTGCTGCACATCGACGACTTCAACGCCCAGCATCCAGACGGGTACCTGTTTTGGTACGCGACGTGCGCCGACGCCTATGCCTTGCGCATCCGTGGCGAAAGTATGAGCCCGCGTTACCTTCCAGGAGAATTCGTCGGCGTCGATCCTTGTGGAGAGCCACAACCGAGTGACGAGGTGATCGTGCTATTGAAGGATGGGCGTCGCATGATCAAGCGCCTCCTGTGGATCCGGGATGACCAGGCCTGCTTCGAGTCGGTAAACAAGGACCACCCCAACATCATTATCGACTGCGAAGGCATCGATCGAATACACCTGGTGCTGGGCCACATCCCCAAAATTGCTTTCCGGCCAGGCGAATGAACGGGGCCGACCTGCAGCTGACGGAAGTGCGCCGGGTGATGCTGAGGTTGCGGGCCGGCATGGCCGGCTTCGACGCCGAGCCGGACATGACGACGCTCGATCCGCTTGCCATCCCGACGTCAGTGGTCCGGGCGGCCAAAGTCAATCCGGCAACGTTGTTGGCCATGCGCGTCCGTGATCGCGGCATGGAGCCGATGTTCTTCGAGGACGACTGGATCGTCATCGATACGGCAGACACTGCTATGCGTAATCGTGAGGTGTTTGCCGTGAACTGGAACGGCGATGCATGCGTATATCAGTTGTTGAACCGCGGCGGGCAATGGTATCTGGCTCCAATCAACCCAGAGTTTGGCCCAGTGAATATGAAGAGCGGGCAATGCAGTGTCGTCGGCCGTGTAGTTTATCAACCTGGTCGTGTGGTTACTGGGCGCCTATAACCAACCTTTGTCTCCAAAATAAGTTCTAGAGTAAGGAGGGAGTGATGGCGTTACAGCCATGTATCGAATGCGGAACAGTAATTAGCAGTCGAGCCGTCATTTGTCCTCAATGTGGCGCTAAGCCCAAGAAAAATAAGTCTTGGTCTTCTGTCGCGCTCGGAATGTTGCTTGGTGTTGGATTAACTATTGGACTTTTCGCTTATCTTATCTACGACAATATGCAGTCCGAAGCGAAAAACCGCGAAAATGAACGATCAGACATATTTCGTTGCTGGGAAAGTGCCAGCGACCCTAACAAACTAGCTGACGACATATCTAGAATAGCCGATCAGTGCCACGATAAAGAGCTGACATTTAAAGCAAAGTATCGACAAAATGTCACGGGGACACGCTACTAAAAAATAATCGCCGCTCGCGGCGGGGAAATGGGGAAACTAATGAGCAATCAACTTTCGCTAGCATTAATTGAACATCAGACTGAGGGTATGGTGATCAATCAGCGCGCTGCTGATGGATATATACATGCTACGGCATTATGCCAAGCTGTTAAGAAACAATGGAACCACTATTGGTCAGCCGACCATGTGCAAGCATTTATTGCTGAACTTTCATTGCACACTGGTCTAACAAAAGATCAGCTTGTGTTCTCGAATCACCATCATGGCACTTGGGTTCATCCCCAGGTAGCTATTCACCTTGCGCAGTGGCTATCCCCGAGATTTGCAGTGCAGGTAACTCAGTGGGTAGCCGACTGGATGTCAGGCGGGGGAGCTGCAAGCAACGGGAGCAAAATGCCCGTGCACCTCCAGCGTTATATGGTGAATCGAAACGCAATACCTGCAACGCACTTTTCGATGCTCAATGAATTGACCTTCGGGCTGATAGCTCCTCTCGAAGCTGACGGCTACACATTGCCTGAAAGTATGGTTCCCGATATTTCAGAAGGGAAGATGTTTTCGACGTGGATTCGTAAGGAGAAAGGCGTCGACCCATCTGCATTTCCTACCTACAAGCATAGATACACTGACGGTAGAGTTGTCGATGCACGACTTTATCCAAACGAGTATCTGGCAGATTTTCGCGCTCACTTTAATAACGTATGGCTTCCAACGAAAGCAGTGGCGTATTTTCAGAGTCGCGATGTCAACGCTCTAACTTATCTTCCAAAACTGCTGGGAAGCTCCGGACAGCCGTAACTGGTTCCCGCGCTCGCGGGAACTCACGTCATCCTCACGCCCGCACTCGCGGGCTTTTTTTCGCCCTGACACCGGGCCGGCGCGCCGAGCTACTCGACAACACGGGTCTAAGCGCCTCCCCGCTCATCAAGTTCACTTGAACATTTTTCTCAAGCCTACTTGACCTAAAACTCAAGTTAGCTTTAATATGACTCCATCGCAGCGAGCTCAGCACCCGCCGAGCCGCGAACTGGAGATCGCATGAAGCCCTTCCTCATCACCGCACGCACCGCGACCGCTTGCATGACCTTCAGCACCCTGGCCCACTCCAGCAGCGACGCTGCCGTGATGGCGGCCGAGCTGCTGGGCGACCAGCCGTGCGGCATCACCGTCAAGGCCGGGGTGCGCTGATGGCGGCCGCTGAAAGCCCCAAGGCGGCCCACCTGGTCGACCAGTTGTTCAATGCTGCCTTCAACATCGCTCGCGATCCGCGCAGCGCGGAGTACAAAGCAGGCGTGCGCGCCGTGCTGCAATACCGCGCCACGGGCGAACGCGTCCGCTGTACCCACCCGATGGGAACGGCGCAGGCGGACGCCTTCTATGCCGGCGTCGACGAAGGCCACCGCATCTGGCGCGCGCATGTCGAAGCCGAAAAGCGCCCCCGCGAATCCGACAGCTCCTCAACGGACGGAGCGTGACATGGTCCGCATCGAACCCGACCGCGCCGCGCTCGAGATCGCCCACCGCATGCTTCACGCGACCACCTCGCTCGACGACATGCTCCGGATCCCGGCGCTTCAGGTTGTCCTGCGCGCCCTCGCCCGCCGGCACATGCGCCGCCGGGCCCAGGTCGACCTGAAAAAGCTCCAGGCCAACGACCACGATTAACCCACCACCACCCAACGAGGAACCGCTGATGTTCACCACTCTGCACGCGCTCGCCAAACAGGCGACGCTCATGATCACAATAGCGCCCGAGGGCGACGACCTGCTGCGCGTCAACGTGACGCCGATGCCGTTCGATGCGAAGGCGAAGTCCAGCCTGCCGCAGCCGCTGTCACTGCTGGCCACCCCGACCGAGTTCGACGCCGACTTTATCGCGGCCCTGGCCACCTGGCAGGCGCCGAAGCGCTCGCTGATCCAGCAGGCCCAGGATGCCGCCGGCGGCGCCGCACCGGCCCCCCCCCCCCCCCCCCCCCAAAAACCG